ATGGACGACGGACATCTGTGCAGCAGGGGGAAGGTGAGGCTCGCACTCGCAATTGCGTGCGCGGCAGCCGCCTTTCCTGTCGCCGCGGATCCTGATTGCACCTGCACCAATCGGGACGGCGGCGAATTCCACGTCGGCCAGGTGACTTGCCTGGACGTCGATGGCAAGCGCTATCTGGCTCGCTGCGAAATGGTCCTGAACGTTACATCCTGGAAGAAGGTGGGCAGCGAGTGCCCGACCGCAGCCGCCGGATCGCTGCTGCACAAGGTGACGGACGAACGGCAGGAGGAAGAGCCCGGCGCGGCGATCACCGATCTTGTTGCTGGGGCACTGCAATGAGGGTGAGGGGATGAATGCGCCTCTCGGCGGGCCTCACCTCGTCGAATGCACGGTCTCCGCACGGCTTGCGATGACCGCCCAGCGATGATCAGGCGCGGGGATAGAGGCCGCGTACGCTGGAGAGGTAGAAATTCCCGGGAGAATCCGCCGCGACAAGCTTCTTGACGATCGTGTGCGGAACGTTGAGCAGATGGCGGGTTTCGCCGTTGCGGAAGTGGATATCCAGCTTCTCCTGCACGCGGTCATATTCGATTGCGGTAATGATTCTCGATTTTACAGGCACGCGTTTCACGGTAGTCCCCGTCTGTGGCGGTTGGTTGCCCGAACATGCCGCAAAAGGTCGAAGATAGCGTAAACCGAAAAGTTGCAATTTTCTCGAATTTCCCGAAATCGGACTCCTGCCCGTCGTCCGACGGTTCAGGGCGGCTGTGGAATATATCGAGATAGGGCGCAAAACCGGGCCGGCGAGAAAATGGCGGCCCGGCCCGTATCCACGCGTCATCAGCGCTTCAGATGAAGCCTTGCCGCATACATGGCGATCGCCGCCGCGTTCGACACGTTGAGGGACTTGATCTGTCCCGGCATGTCGAGGCGGGCAAGTGCGTTAACCGTCTCGCGGGTCTTCTGGCGCAGACCCTTGCCCTCGGAGCCCAGCACGAGGGCGATCCTTTCGCCCGAAAAAGTGCCTTCGATCGGCTCCGGCCCTTCCGAATCGAGGCCGATCGTGAAGAAGCCGAGCCGATGCAGTTCGCCGAGCGCGTCGGAAAGATTGGTGATCTGTATATAAGGAATGAGTTCCAGCGCGCCCGAGGCGGATTTCGCGAGGACGCCCGATTCGGTCGGGCTGTGCCGCATAGTGGTGATCACCGCGCCGGCGTCGAAGGCGACAGCCGAGCGCATGACGGCGCCGACATTGTGCGGATCGGTTACCTGGTCGAGGACGAGGAGGAGAGGGCTGTCCTTCAGCGCTTCGAGGCGCCGGACCGGCAGCGGCCGCGTCTCCAGCATCACGCCCTGATGGATCGCCTCCGGGCCGAGTACCTTGTCGATCTCCTGCGGCGAGACGATTTCCACGGGAATTCCGAGCGTGGCCGGATCGACCTCCAGGCGCGCAAGCGCATTCTGCGTGACCGATAGCTTCACGTTCTGCCGCTCGGCATTGTCGAGCGCGGCGCGCACCGTATGCAGGCCATAAAGAAAGACCTGGTCGGGCGCAAGGGACGGGGGCTTCCAGTCGCCGGCGCCGCCGTGCCTGCGCTTCTGCGGGGCGGGCGTGGGAATTTCGCCGCGCTCGCGCTTGGCGTCGCGGTGCGCGCGCCTCAGCGTAGCGTAATGCGTGTCCTGAGGGGATTTGCCTGTTGCGGACTTGCCGCCGGATTTGTTGTCTTTGCTCATGCGGCTTTATAGCGGCGGCACTTGATCGCGCATAGGGTTTCTTTCATGCCCGGCTGTTTCGACGGCGATGAAATTTTTCGTTCTTTTTCCATTGTCTTCGTGTTGACATGCGGAAATGCTCCGGTCATATACGCGGCGCAGATCGGGGGCGGCAACGCTTCCTGTCTGACGAGCTTGGTCGCAAGATCCAGATGGAATCTGGAGGGATGCCCGAGTGGTTAAAGGGGACGGACTGTAAATCCGTTGGCTCAGCCTACGTTGGTTCAAATCCAACTCCCTCCACCATTCCGTCTCATGGATCTGACCACCCGCGGGTATAGCTCAATGGTAGAGCAGCAGCCTTCCAAGCTGAATACGCGGGTTCGATTCCCGCTACCCGCTCCAAGACTTTCAACCACTTAGCTATGCCCCGTGTCACTCGTGTCATGGCGTGTCAGTCAGCCTTCTTCCGGTTGCCGGCTCTCGCCTCGGCAATCTTCCGGCTCGACTCGAGTCCGTCTCCACGGCTATAGCGACGCGTCGTTTTCGTCGTGGTGTGGGTTGCCAGATCACGGGCAGCCTCAAGAGAGCCTGTCGCCTCCACCGTTTCCGATACCGCACCGGCCCGCGAATCCATCGACCAGACGTTTGATGGAACCCCGGCCGCATCCCGCACCTTGCGGAATTTCTCCGTGTATCGGTTCTCCCAGTATGGTTTCCCGTGGTCTTCGTCGATGACGACAGGACCGATATCCGGGATTTTGTAGGCCTTCATCGCCTCCACGACGAGCGGCATGCTGCCCAGATCGCGCGCCACCTTTGCGCCGGTCTTGCTCGTCTTGATCGAGAGAATCATATCTTTCGATACATCCCGAGGCGACATAAGCCCCGTCCAGCGGAACTCCCCACCTTCCGGCACTGGCGCCCACTCCCCAATCACGTCTATCCGCCGCAACGCGGTTTCGAACTTCACGGCCTCCACAAAGCCGATCGAAGGGCATTTCAGCTCGGCGCTCTTCCTCACGATTGCCAGGCATTGGTCGTAGGTCATCGCGACCGTGCGAGGTGCTGGCTGCTCGAAGCGCATGTAGGATAAGATTTCCCGCGCCGTAGAACACCCAAGGAGACGTTCTCCAGCCCCGTAGCTGATAACCACCCTCAGGAGCTTGATCGCGCCTGACGCCCTTCTGTGGCCTTTCTTGCGCCAGTCTGCATACCAGCGCTTGAAGTCCGATGCGACGAGGTGATCTATCCGGCGCTTTCCGACGCTCTTCTCAAGCACCCGAAGGCTCGGTTCGTAGTCACGGATGCGGGTGGAGTGCTTGACGCTGTGGAGCGAACTCGTCGTGTCGTGTCGATAAAGGTCTATGAGCGACTTTATCGTTCCGTCGAACGTACGGGGAGCCGTCAACTGTCGAAGCTCATCCCTTAATTGCGCTGTCAGGCGCTGGCACTCTGCCTTGATCTCCTCGTCGGTGCTGCCGTCGGGGAGCCTTATCGTGGAAAGGCTCGGTGATGAGCCCTTCACCGCTCTGCGCGGGTTCCAATAATGGGCGACCGTCCCGTCCTTGTTCGGACGGTATTGGTAGCCGGGTCGGTCAGTCCTCAAAGTTCTCTTCTCCATCTGGGGCGAGATTGCCCACAGGGAGGATGCGCGACCGGCCGGCGCCCGCGTCAACCGGATCTGCCTTGTGGATATCGGGGATAGCGGTAACAACTAGCGTACGGATGTCGATTTGCACGGCCATGCCCTGACTCTTGGCTGCGCGGAAGATCCGTTCCATGTCTGCTTGGCGGAATGCGGCTCTGGTCATTTGCCGCCCCTTTCCTTCATCGCCTGATCCCTGGCGACGTTGAGCCGGGACATGGCCGTGTCATTGCCGCCGGCATCCGAATGCGTTGTACGGGCCTTGTCGCGATATGCAGCCTTGATCTGGTCAATGGTGGCGTCACGCGGGACGTTCAGAACATCCGACCAGTGCGCCCCATCGTAGGACGGCAGAGCGGTGAAGGCGGAGAAGGCGCGCTCGAGCATGTCGGATGCCCCCCAACGCTCGATGCCACGCATCGCCTCGATAGTCTTCTCCAAAGCCCGGATATTATCCTTGATTTTGTCCCACCGGTCGCACGCGAAGACGCGCTGCTTGCCCTTCCATTCGAAATAGACAGCGACGCCCTTATCAGCCGGTTCCTTCTGGCTGGCATATGGCAGACCATCACGTCGAAGCTCGATATCTGTCGAAAGAACGGCATATCGTCCGCCGAGTAATCTGATCTGTTCGATCAGCCCATCACGTGCTGCGGCGAAAGAGACGTCGAAGCGCGATGACTTCGGATGTGTCGTGCGAGGCCACCCGGCCGGCCATGCCAATGGAAATGCAGTGGCTGTCATTCCCGCCCCTCCATAGCCTTCTCGCCGTCCGGAAGGATCACCTCAGCAGTCACACGGAGGCGGGTCCCAGGGGGGAAATCGGTTGCGAATGCCTTGAAACCCGGGCCGTGAGCAAAGCCGCTGGACGCACTTTCCTTGCCCCAATACAAGCCGTGAGGTTGTTCAAAGACCGTCATCTCGTCCACGATCTTGATATTGTCTAGAGAGAGCACGGAGTCCGGTTGCGAATGCCGCACGCACCTGTACTGGCCATTGCCGTATCGCCTATCAAGATCGATATAGTGTTGGCGATTGTCAGCCTCGTACCTTGCGTATTCCTCGCAACCTGGATGTCCGCATTTGAAGCGGGCGATAGACGGGCGGCGGCTCATTCCCCACCCCCATTGATAGCCTTCTCAATCTCCTCGCAAGCCTTGAGTTCACCGATCTGGTAGTCGGAACGGAAGTGTCCGGTGGCTATGCGGTCGCGGATGTAGGCGATGGCGGATTGGACGGATTTCACAACGCCGTCGTAGTCGTCAACGGCGGCGGTGAGCAGTTCGTCGGATATGCGCTTGTCGCCGTCGTTTAAGATGAGAAAATCCGCGATCTTGAAACTTGCTGGACCGACGCCATTAATCTCGAAATCGGCGTCAACCCACAGTTCATCGCCAATGATGCCTTGAATGACGTAGGCGAGATTGCTCCTCAGGTCGTCCATCTCACGCCTCCCCGATAGCTGAGAGGGCGGGGAGAACGTAGAGAGGACGCGTGACGATTTGATACTTATCCGGGCTTCGCTTTGCCAGTGCGTCCCACCCGGCGCGGTCGCCGTACCCTTCAGGATACCAACTTGTGCACTGGCTCCCATTCTCATGAGCGCACCACTGTTGTATCTCCGGCTTAGCATCCCGCAGCGCAGCCTCCGCCTTCTCTGCTCTGGCGGTGAGGGAGGTGATCTGATTGGTAAACGCATATTCAAGCTTGCACGCCGGGTCCTCGTCGTCGTGGTAGCAACGATCGGAATTGGCCTCAGCCAGTTTAGCGGAAAGGTCCTGGATTGCGTCTGCCGCTTCGGCACGTTGCTGGTTAAGCGCCTCGAATAGGTCGGATGAGTTGCGGAACATGGACATCGTCAGGAGTTCCCGCAGCCGGCGGCACAGTTCAGCGTAGCTCATGGGAGGGTCCTTTCAGGGCGGCGGTCAGCGATCCGTTGTTGGTGTAGAGGCGCTCTGCCCAATCGCCCTCCAAGGGGTTGAAGCCAACCAGAGCCCCATCGCAGACAATTGCCCGTGTTGTCCGTATCGCCTCCCGCAACCGCTCCACCTCATCACCATTGCTGGGGTGTGGGTGGGTGAGGGTGCGCGGGTAGAGTCCGGCGATCATGTTGTCGATTTGTGTTAGAAGCCCGACGAGATCGCCAGACAGAGGGCGCCATTGCGTTACTTCGCTGTAGTGCGTTTCGTGTATGGCAACGGCCAAGTTCTCCGCATAGCGCATTGCCTCTTCCAACCGCCCCGCCGTGGCGGTGTCGGTGGGGGTCGGGGATATCCGTTCCCCGCGCTGCTGGAGCATCATGGCGAGATTGCCAACATCAACGGGATCGCCTTTATCGACGTGTTCACGCAGCAGGAAAGACAGGAACTCTGCACTGCATTCGTCCTTGTTTTCCCACCCGCCGCGACCTTCAGCCCGCTTCTTGGCAAGCTTCGCCTTCATGGCAGCAGCGAACCGGTCTACAGCTTCATCGTCTGGATGTGCTGTCTCTGGCGTCTTGTTGTGGAATGTGAGGCCGGAGGTATGTTGCGGCAACGGGATACCACTGCACGGAACATCGCCGCAGCACGGATTTGCTCTACAATGTTGGCTCATCGGCCGGCCTCCAGCTTGGAGAGGAGGGCGATCGAGGAGCAGTTGCACTCGTGATCGTCGTCGCAAAGGTGGCCTGGATACCACGGTCCCGGCGTAGCGCCTTCCATCGCCTTCTCAATCTGATCTACTATTCCCTTGGCTTTCACAGTCCCAACTCCTGTTCGATTGATTGGGCGACGGTGCGGAGTCGGTCGATCCAGTACGGAATAACCAAATCTGTGTGCGCGCCGTTGTTGTTGAGGTCCACGCGTTTAGCGTCCTTCGTCGCGCCGTTCATTGCCGCCAGCGCCTCGCGGAGTTTGGCTTCGAGGCGGTTGGCGCGTTCCTGCTCATCAAGGTATGCTTTATAAGCTGTGGTGCTTCCCTTGATCTCAGTTCGCAGTGCATCGAGCGCCTTTGCGAGAGCGGCTTCAAGCTCACGGATGCGGGCGGAAGGGTCGGAAGTCGGAACAACTGTGCCTTTTTCCGGAACAGGAACAAAAGCGGAGTTCTCATTGTGTTCGGTCATGCTGCTCTCCGTATCTTGAGAATGCCCGTGGGCACGTTCGTTCCTGCTTCCGAGAAGCTACCGACCGGCAAATCGGTCCACTGGCCATCAAGCTCTTGATGGTCGTAGTGAGCGGTTGCCGGCAGGATCGACACGAGCGAGCCGCCAGGCTTCAGGAACTGCAGGGCGTGGCGAACATGCTTGACGTAGTGGCGCCCATAGAACGGCGGGTTCATCACCACGAAATCAAACTCGGGTCGTGCCGGCTGTTCGAGGAAATTTCCGGTCAACACCGAATGGCCCTTGGCTCTGGCTTCCGCGGCGCGACCGGCATGAACCTCGATTCCGAACGGGCGGCAACCACGGGCGCGGAGCTCGTCTAGAATGCGACCGTCACCACAGGAAGGCTCAAGGACGCGATATGCTGGCGCATCCGACCGGCTGTAGTCGCGCGGCGCATAAATGCCGGCAGCATCAAGAGCGCGCGCTATAACGTCCTTTGGTGACCAGTAGAACTGCAGATCTTTCGATACCGCGGTGCTTGCCTGGGGCTTGGCGTCTTCCTCTTCGGCATCAGGCAGAACGTCGCCGTAGAACTCCGCAAGCGCCCGGTTGATATCGAGCAATGCTTGCGGACCGAAATAGAGATGCCCGTTACCATTTTCATAGCGCTTTAGCCACACATCGCGGCCTATCACTTTCACCGTCTTAGGGTCACGCTCACGCTCGTATTTCGACTGGCTTAGGTCCGGTTGCTCGCTATCTTCGAGAAGGGCATTGCCATCTGACAGGATCAGCGAAAGGTCGTCATGCGACAGCAGCGGCTTTCCTTGGTAGGCAGCAAGAGCATTGATGATGTCCCGCAGCTTGTCGCGCCCATAGCTGCCAAACGAATTGCCATAGGCGCCGACGCCTTGGATTATCACACGCTTGGGCAGACCCTTGACGCCGATCTTGACTTTGCTGTGAGACCTATAGGCCGGGTCTAGGGAAGCGAAGCATTCGGCCAGGCCCCGGAGAATATGAGAACGAGGGTTCTCCAGATAGGGACCAAAGGTAGCCTTAGCATTATCGAACGTCAGATCCGGAGGGTCGGCAAGCGTGCGTTCGAAAAGGCGCTTATCGTTGGCGCTCGCGATCTGGTCGATGTTAAGGCGGCTATATAAGGCCTTCCATCCCGATTGCAGTAAGTTCTTGCGCATCTCATTGGCATAAACATAAGCTCGCCCACGCAGAACCGGGTTAACGTAGGTTCCCATGATGGTGCCTGCCATTTCTATGGCTCTACATGCATATTCATAAGCCTTAATGGCTTTGTCGACGTTGGCGCTCTTCTCGTCGTACTCTTCGATGAGGTCGGCGACGGTGCGTTGACGTGCTGGAAGGTTCATGCCCCCGCCCTCCGCCTGCACGCGTCATAAGCCGCCTTCAGGTTTCCAACGGTGATATCCAGCCCTGAGAACGGCTTGGAGTCCAAGGGAAGGGCTTTGTACTCAGCTTCGCGGCGCTCGTATTCCGCAGCGAACGGCTCCAATGCGTCCGCGCATGCCCGCATCCTGCGTATCTCGCGCTCTTGCTCTGTGGGGCGTGTGGAGGCGAGAGGGGCGGTGAGCTTGCGCTGGTGGGCCTGTGCGGCCTGAAGTGCCTGGATGCGGTCGAGGGATTCGTGGTTCATGGCGCGCCTCAATCCGTGTACGCGATGTAGGTGAACTTGCCGCCACCGAAGCTCTCAAAGCGACCGCCGAATGTGCCTTGGACGCGCGCAACGACTTCCTCGCGCGTCGTTCCTGATGGATAGACGCCTTCGACCTTCTGAGAACTGTTGGTGTGTGCACTGATGTGGTAGTCGATCTTGGTCGGGTCCAAGACGCGACGAACCTTTTCCACATAAGGGAATGGGTTCAGGTAGATCGTGCCCTCGGCCTGAACTACAAGATCCTTCTCCGCTTCCCAGCCGCACGCCTCGCAATATTCGCGTGGGTCAGTGCAGTAGCTGCATGGCGGGTTTATGTGGCAGGAGCAGCATCTGTCGGAAGCATGCTCTTCGATGATGCCGGCGCAACCTTTTCGCCCGCACTTTTCACCAGCCAACCAGCCAACTTCTTCGCATGCAATCTTGCTCATGCCAAATCCCTCGAAGGTAGCCGCTCGGACACAGCCAAGCCGGACAGGATGCGAGACTTGGCGCGCTCGGTCGCCTCGTACTCGTCGTAGTCGCTGAAAATCCCAAAGAGCGTGTTCGCCAGTTCGTGCGGGTTGATGCCGACCGAGTCCCAATAGGCTCGCTCGTTCATGGAGTGCTGGCGGTCGTGCTCTGATTTGCACAGCGGGAGTGCAAACCGGTCCGGGGCCTTGGTGCCCTTTGCGCGGCCGTAGTGGCCGTGCCACGGCGCCGAGAATGACACGTGAGCAGCTTCAACGACCGACTGGCCTGTGACGACGCACGGAAGCGTGTGAAGCCATGCGAGGTAGTCCTTGCGCTTGCCCGGGCGCCTGTGCGGAACCGGCTCTATTTTCGTGTGAGCGACGCGGAAGGCCATCACGACAGCCCTCCCAGATAAGCGAAGCCCCAAGCCATCGAGCCGAAGACGACGAAGATGCCGAGGCCGGTTACGACCTGGCCCGGGCTCATGGTCTTGGCCTTGAAGATTGCGACGAGAAGGCAAGGAACGCCGACGAGCATGCATCCGATAGCCATGGAGTAGGCGATGATGGAGGCGATCACGGCGCACCTCCGATCGCTTCCGGATGGATGCACCCGTTCGGAGTCCAGTCTGCTTGCTTGTAACAACGGTACTCGTCGTGACCTTCGACATGGTAGCAGGTGGCACACACCGCCCGGGCCGGCTCGTCGAGGGCCTGCATGTTGGCGGGGCGAACCTTGATCAGAAGGGAGTCATTCTTCTTGAAGACATAGGAAGCTTCGATGCCCTCATTCGAGGCGTCCTTGCCCCTGTCTACCTGGACGACGAACTTAGATCCTCGTTCCCTGATTACAGTTCCGTGGAAGACGAGGGGAAGCTCGCTGGAGTTGTCGTAGTCGTCAGTTTCCCACATGGACCAAGAGAACGAGACACGCTGTCCAGGGTAAAAGAACGCCTGTCGCTCGGGGCATTTGAATTTCACGCTATAAACCGCGTTGCCCTTCAAAGCCCTCTGAAGGGCTGATCGACGCTCACAAGCGGACTTATCTAAAGCGCAGTTGAGGCATGTAGCATAGTGGGTCATGCCGCACCTCCGATCTCGCTCTGCTCGACACCAAGCACTTCAGCCATGAACGAGATCGCCGCAGCGCGTGTCCGCTTGCCGTTGATCACCGCGCGCGCTGCCAGAGACAGACTCTCCAGCTTCGGCCATACCTCGGCCGGCAGCATGTCGCGCCAGTCCAGTTCGCGGGCTTCCAGATCCGGAACGCGCTTCAGGTCGATGACGCGATTGCAGAACGCGACGAGGGTTGTTCGGTCGTCATCGGAAAGATTGGAGTCCACCGGCGTGAGGGAGGAGAGAGGGGAGCCGGTGGACTCTTCATCTGACGGAGAAGCGGGGACATCTCCGTCAGTCTCCGACGCAGGAGGAGGGGCGTCGGATTCGGGTGTTTCGTTGTCGGTCAGTATTTCGCCCGTCAGAGCGCTTGCTGTCTCGGAATGGACGAATGAGGCATCGAAGCCTTCTTCGCGCCCTGGGGCAACCTTGTCGTCAGGAGTGATATTCTTCGCTGCCTTCAACCGATCAGCCAGGGTTGGCCTCGCGTCCTGATCCTGGGTCAGCTCGTACATGCCGTTGTCGCGCTGCAGCAGGTCATGGATATCGACCGACAGCGGCAGCCGCTTCGCCAGTCGGCGGATAGCGGACTTCTTGGCCATCTCTTCCCACCAGTCAGCCCACGGACCGCGATCCTTCTGCTTGGAGACGTTTCGGATCTTCTCGACGTCCTTTGCTGAAAGCGGCTCGACATAGACTGCGCCGTCGGTCGTGGTCGCCATCGCGAAGACACGACGCACGACGTTCTGATCCTGATCTTCGGCCGGCTCGTACTCGATGTGCTCGCCGGTGTCGTCGATCCACGTCCGGAAATGATCGCCGCCGTAAACGACGCGAGCGGTCAGCATCTTGATATCGCCGGACTGATGGACGCGCTTGATGATGCCGCCCACCATGGGCATCCATTGCACCGCCTTGACCCAAACGTCCTTCCCGTTGTCCTTCACCTTGGTGTTGAAGACGACGAAGGCACCTTCGCGCTTGTCCGGCAGAAGGCCGTCCTGTGCAGCTCGGATAGCCGACTCCATGAGCGACTTGCGATCTGCCTTGAGGATGTCCGGATCGGAGACGACGGCGGTCATGACGACGCGCTGGAACTTCTCCGGCTTGATGTGCGACGGTAGGGCGGCCGCGAACTGGTCGGCCATCTTGTCGAGCTCCACGCGGAACTGCTGAGACGGCGATAGCTGCTTGTTGTCGTCGGTGCGGGCGATCTGGTTCATGGGTTATGCCGCCTCCTGGCGCTCTGCGATGTCGAGGAAGTTGTCGAGGCGTTCTTTGGCCCAGACCTTCATCTGGATTCGGCGCTCGCCGTCGTTGAAAGGTCGGGCGCCAGGCCACTCGCCGGCGTCGAGGCAATTGCGGATCGTGCGAAGGCACCAACGGACCGCACGCTCGCCGCGGTCTATGTCGAACTCGTCGATCTCGACATGCGCTGTATCCGGGACGTCGTCGTTGAGGACGTAGAGGAGCGTGAAGGTGTCGAACGGCATTCCGAGGCCACGGCAGACCATGCGAGTGATTGCCGCCTGCAGGTAGTAGCCGGCGTCGAAGATCTGGCGCTCGAGGAAATCCTCGTCGAACTTGCTCGCCGTCTTCAGGTCGCTGTAGACGCCGTCGACATTCGGGAGCGCGTCGGGCCGAGCTCGAAGCCAGATCCCCGTTTCCGGATCCTTCCAGAACATCGATCGTTCGATGCGACCATTGAGAAGACCGAGCTTGATGAGAGGGTAGGTCTTGGCGTCGGCATGGATGCGCTTGATCCGGTCGAACTGCTCGGCCGTGATGATCGTCTTTCCTTCGGCCACGAGTGCATCGCGCCAGTCCCGAGCTTCCTTGGTCCGGTAGTCCGGATATTTTTCCGGGCGGATGCAGAAGCGCTCTTCGAACACCTCGTCGCCAAGCAGGAGGCAGTGCGCCGCCTTGCCGAAATCGAGCGCGGCCGTCGTCTCTTGCTCGATGTGATCCGGGTTCCACTTCCAGCGGCCCCAGAATGCCTTTGGCGAGCCGCCATGCGCGGGAAGCAGCCACTTCAGCGCGCTCTTCGATACCGACGGTCCGTCTAGCAAATCACGCTTGCCGTGGTAGTCATCCAGGCTGATGCCTGAATAGACGCCGCTGAGCTTGATCGTGGATCCGCTCCACTTCCGCTCGCCCTTGAGGCCGGCGATCATTCCACCGATCGTTGAGCCGACGCTCTGGAAACTGTCCTTGTCGATGATCTTATCCACGGAAGCGATCTCCGGTTAGATGTTGAACGCAGCCCATGCGCCGAGGGCAAAGCAGACCACGGCAGACAGGGTGAAAGCGTAGATGCGGTTGAGGAGGCGGAGCTTTTCGAACGTCGCGGCCTGTATCCCGGCGTTGGCTCTTGCAAGCCGTACCGTCGGGCTCTGGCATTGGCCGGGAGAGCAGCGGCAGCCGTCGAAGGCGCGGAGGGTACATTCCGTCATAGCGGCGACCTCCAAATTGGGGCCGTCTCGACAAAATCCTTGGCTTTTTGGAAGCCGCAGTTGGCGAGATATTCCATGCCCCACGCCTCGAGCGCATCACGCCAGCTGAATTTGCTGCCGCCGTACGGCTTCTTGGCGCAGCTCTCGTGAATGCAGCGCGTAGCTTTCCCAACGACGCGAGCCATGATGACCGCATCACCTTCCGCAATGATTTTTCGGCAGCACTGGCAGCGGTGACTGTGCTTCCTACGGTCGGACGCGTAGGTCATCGACCAGAATGGCTTGGGCATCTCAGACATGGAACATCGCCCCCATGACCGGCTCTTCGCGCGTGGCGTCGTAGATGCTGGGTGCGGCGCGCTTGCCGAGCGACTGCGCTTTGGAGAAAAGGTGAGGGAACGCCTCGGTGACGGCGCCCTCATAATCCTCGCGGCCGGCGTCGTAGACCATCATGTCGGCGCCGGCGGAAATCGCGAGAAGGCGCAGGTTGTTCATGAGAGTGACCTGCAGATCCTCGAAGACTTCCGCGTTGTCCGCTTCCGTCGAGTACGTGGTCGAGAACTGCATCCCGGCCTTCGCGACCCACAGGATCATCTCGTTGAACCGCGGGTCGAGCTTCATTTCACGAAGGCCGTTCATGAAGTCCGGGGTGACGAAGTTGTAGCTGGAGATCATTGCCTTGCTCCCTCTGCGCTGCCCGGTCCGTGATCGGTTCGGGTTGCTGTTGAGGAGGACTATAATGGGCTTTGTCCCATTGCGTCAAGAGAAAAGATGGGATAAATCCCATTGCATGCTACAAAGAAACGACAACGGCGAATCTGCTGCAGCCTTCTACGAGAAGCGCAGGAAGTGGTTGGACTTCATCTGTGAGGTGGATGGACTGACCGATCGGGCCTTCCGCGTCGGCTATTGGCTGGCCAAACGGATGAACGGCGACGACCAGTGCTGCTGGTATACGCAGCGCGAGGTAGCCAAGAGAATGGGGCTATCCGAAGACAAGGTCATCCGAGCTGTAATGGAGCTCGAAGACAAGGGCGTCTTGATCGTTGTCAGGTCACATCGAAAACCGAACTACTACCACATCCGGTTGCCGTTCGACTTTGGCTAGGGTCGCAAATCTGCGGGTCAATAGGGTCGCAGATTTGCGGGTCCAATATATAAAGCTGAATTTCTAAAGGGTACTTTGCTTGTTTGAGATTCTTGCTCTGAGGGGAGTAATTGGAAGGGTGGGGATCAGAAGTTTATTGGCTTCCAAGACCCAGTAACAAGACCCTTGATGACGAACTCCGTCCCCTCATTTCCTTCCAAGCGAATCGGACGGTGAGCGCTATTTGTGCTCATTGGCACCAACATTGGCTCGCCATCGACCATAAACAGGCTCTTCAGCGTCACTTCGACGAGAGAACCCTGATGCCGCTCGACGTGGAGCACCATTCCTGGCCGAGGCAACAGACCGGTGTCCGCCCAGTTCACGCATGTTACATAACTACCATCATCGAACAGCTTGTTCATGCTGTCTCCGACCACGAGAAGCGCATATTGCTGCGCTTGCGGATACCTGCCGTCCCGAGCCATCGGGATCGTCTCATTCTCGTAACTCTCATCACTTAGCGACACATCCAAAAACGCACCTGCTTGCGCCCTCCCAACGACACGAAGGGTCAGTATATCCGTGATCAGTTGCGGCTCGCCAATAGGTAGACCAAGCACTTTTCTGATCTTGGTCAAGTTTCCATGAGTTGGGTCTTTGTCACGTTTCAAAGCGTCACGAACCCACGTCTCGCCTAGCCCAGCCTCTAGCGAAGCGTGCTTCATAGACTTGTCGAGAGCGTTCAGTCGCTCGGCGACCTCGCGCTTCCATTCTGGCCAATCTGGTTGAATTTCGATCTTCTTTGTCATGTTTGATCGATAACTTGTGACGAAAAAAAGGTCACGTGGGTTAAAGCCCATTGACAAATGGGATAAAGCCCATCTAATGTGGTCAACATGATCACGAACCAGTCAATCATCGACAGCATCGAAAAGCACTGCCTAGCAACAGGCATGGCGTCCTCCACGTTCGGTCGCAAGGCCGTCAACGATGGGAAGCTCATCGCGAGGCTGAAGGACGGGAAACCGATCAGCATCGACACATACAACCGCATCATGGCGTTCATCGATGCGGCCGAGACGGCGGAGGCGGCGCAATGATCGATCGGAGCCAGCGCGTTTATTTCGCAAGATGCATCGGCCCAACGGGGGATCCGATAGGAGCGTACAAAATAGGCTGCTCGTACGGATGGAATGAAAGGGCCAAGCAAATCGGCTCTGGAATGCCGTTCACCGTCGAAATTGAAGCAACTGTTCTTGGCGGATACGTGATGGAGAAAGCTCTCCACATCAGCCTCAAGGAAGACTGCATCTCCGGAGAATATTTCCACGCGAGAGGCAGGGTGCTTGAGTTCGTCAAGCGCTGCGCCACTACCGGAAGCCCTTATCTCAACATTAAGGACACCGCCGGAACTGACACTCTTCCAGAAGGTGCCCTTCAGGCATTCATGACATTTCATGGAGTCACGCTTGCAGAGGCATGTGCGGTTCTGGGGTTCCGAGAAAGTGACTACGAAAAGCGGGCTTCCAAGAAGAGCTATCGGTCCAGCAAGGTTGTCGCTGCAGTTGCCATAGTTGCAGCTAGACGAGGTCAATACGTCAACTGGCCGACCGACGCTCTGCGCGGGTTGCTTGGACACGAGTCTGTGGTTCTCAAGCAGAACCGGGAACAAGATCGGGTTAGGGAAGCGAAAGTAGCTGCTGCGGCTAATCTGGCGGTGTCGGCATGAACCAGTGGTCATTCGACATCACCGCCGCCCCGCGCGACCGTCATCTCTGGCTCGCATCCGAGTGCAAGAAGGTCATCAAGTCCTACTGGGACGAGAAGCGCGGACAGTGGTCCGGTTTCGCGACGAACGGCAAGGCTCCCGTCGCGTGGCAGCACTTCGTAGTTCCAGAGTATCCATTCCGAGCGAAAGCATCCGATGACAACGGCGCAACAGGGCAGTCCGAAAAGGTGACAGCCGACCGCGTGACGGGAGATGCGAGTAGGCCGAGCCGGGGCGGCGATTCCCCGGCATTCATTCTCGACGACTGCGGGAGCGGACAGTGACTCCGATCCTCCCACGCAGCTCACTCGATGCAGTCGCCCAGCGCGCCGTTGAAGGCGCGACGCCGAACGATCGGTCAAATCAACCAAGACAATGGAGGGGAAAATGAAATTCGCATCAATCGCAATCGCATCTCTCATCCTGGCAACTCCGGCCGCAGCGGGCGATAGCCTGAAGATGGCAGCTCTCTTCGCCCTGCAGGTCGATACCTGCGGCGAGAAGGCGGACAGCGACTTCCTACGCGAGATCATCGTTCATGGCTCCGTCGAGGAAAACGTCACGCTGAACGACGCGTTCAACATCGTCCGCGGCATGCAGCGAGCCTACACCGACATCGCAGTATCGCTTGGCACGTCTGAATACTGCGCTTCGACCAAGCAGTTGAGGACACGGCAGTGATCTGGCCGATCCTCCTCGTGCTCGTCCTGATCTGGGGCGCGCCAAAAATCTACGGTTTTCACATCGAGGCTCTCCGGCAGGACGCTGAGACAGAGCGAGACAGGAAGGATGGTCTGGCATGAGCGGGTTTCTGATTTTCTTCTCCAGCCTGTTGGCCGCGTTGGTTGTCGGCTTCTGTTTCGGCTGTGCGGTCTTCGCTCTTCGTGCCGCTTGGAAGTCAGGCGAGATTGCCAAGGACGAGGACGATGTGTCCGGCGCTGAAGAAGGCGTTCACCCGGCATTTCTGATCTCGGCTTTCGAAGGCCAGATGCGAGGCGCGCTGTGAGCGTCTCTCCCTCCAAAACCCTCCCGGAGCCATCGCGAGAAGCCGTTATCTATAAGGCCCTCAGCGATGCGTATCCGGTGGCGGTATCTGCAAAGTCACTTATGGAAATCTCCGGTCTGGCTTGGCGGTCTGAGCCGGTTCTTTCCTTCCACATGCTTTGCATCTCATTGGCGAAGATCAGGGTGGGCTTGTCGAGGCAGCGTTTCCGTCTGGATCGCACCGGCTCCACTCCTGAGGACTCCTACTGGCTTCACAAGTGCGTCGGCGGCGTCTGACGCAGAACCTGAAAACCCCAGCCCCGACGATGGTCAACATATCAGGGCTGGGAAACATGAACTGGATGAAATTCAACCAGAACGAATCAAAGAAACAGCAGGGAAAACAGATGTCTTTTGTAGATGCGTACTCGCCGGACAGGGCGTCTGGCTATGCCAAAAAGCTCTTTCAATTGGTCGTGAAAGGCTGGGGGGATCAACCCCTAGCCGTCAAGGAATGCGCCAAGCGGAGTCGCATGTCCGAGAGAAGCTATGAGCGCCTGATGAAGGGCGAAACCAAAGACCCGAAGCTGACTGTCCTCGGTCGGGTCCGAGGCGCGTATTTGGATTACTGCCAGGAGCAGATCGCGCGCCTCCAGCATGAAATTCACATCGAGATGACGAGGAACTCTGATGGCTCTTTTGAAGGTCTGGCTGCTGAGGCTGAGGCTTTGGCGGATAAAATCAGGAAAGCGAAAGGAAGGTGACCGATGACGGCAGCCGCAGGGCATAACGCAGAAAAGGCAGAGCGTGACCGCCGGGTCACGTTCTCATACTACCACCGCAAGGATCGTGAGATCGCCGCCCGCATGCGCGAACTCGCAGAGCAGAAGAAGTCGAACCGGCAGAACGCAAAGGCTGCCGGGTTCGCATCTGCCAAGCTTGACCACTACCTCAAGTCCTTCCTCGCCGAGGATCAGGATAAGCCGGTCGACAAGCATCGGTCTGAACGTGAAAATTTGATCTGGTTAGGTCTCATTCACGACAATCCGCAGGGCGACCTTCTCGCCGATCGCGCCAGCCGCGAGCAGCTTATCGCTGCGCAGGGCTTCCACGCCGGCCTGAACGGCCTTGATCGCATCTCCAGTTACGCCGCCGGCAGTACCGAGGATAAGGCGTGGCTTGAGAGCTACGAGGCCGGAAAGAAGGAATACGAGACCATCGTCCCCGACATCGTTGCCCGCATCGAGGCCGCATCCGACCCGGAAGCGCCGCCGACCGACGACGAAGACTGAGTTCCCCGCAGGCGTCTGATCCTCCCAAGCCAGACGCCCGACTATCGGCGCGCGAATGCGCCGAACTTCTCTCCGAGGGCGACACGATGAATATTGCACCGAGAATCCAGAGCTATACATGCCCTTGCTGCCAAGGCTTCATTGGAGAGGCAGCGCCAATAGATGCCGTGCTTGAGCGTGTTGCTCGCGGGCAGCAGAAAACCATCCTCGAGCTTCTTTCCCGACGTGTGGGCCGAACAGTGGCCAAGGAGAGCGTTCTAGCGCTCCTCTACGACGATCGAGCCGACGGCGGTCCAGACAATGCCTCCCTCGTGCTCTCGACCCAACTCTACTACCTGCGCAAGTTCATCGGTGCTTACGGTTGGTCGATCGTCACCAGCGGCGGCGGCAGAGGGTCAGCCACATTCTACAGGCTCATTCCGACGGAGGCAGGACAATGATCGTGATGGGTCTCGACCTCGCAACAACATCAGGATGGGCAGTGCGCGACAGCGCCAAGCATCGCTCTTCCATCATCTGCGGCACGTTCTCGGTCAAGGATTACGACTGGGAAGAGAAATACGCCATCGCCGCGAACCTCTTCTATCGCCTCGTCAAGGACCATCGTCCCGACTTCGTCGCCATCGAGCGCCCGGAACACGGCGTTCGGCAGTTCAAGAAGAAGGGCAAGACCGACCTCACCGGCGAGGAGCAGACAGTCTCCACGATCAACCCGGCTGCTTTGCAGCTCACCGGTATCGCCGGCGCGGTGATCGCGATCTGCCAGATCCGCAACATTCCCTATGGAACCATCGCCGCCACGTCCTGGCGCCCGGTCTACTACGGCAAGGGCGTGAAGCCGCCGGAGGGAAAGGACTGGAAGGATCTGGCGATCGAGTCCTGCAACCGCGAACACATCGCTCTCCCTACCACAAAGGCAGAGCAGCGCGACGCGGCCGAGGCGGTCGGGGTCTGCACATGCTGGCACAACTGCGCCATTCCGGAAATCAAGTGGATGCAGCAGCGGTTCATGGAGCTTCGGTCCGGTGCTTTCGAAGCCAAGAGGAGCGCGGCATGAACGCCTACGCTGACTTCCTTGCCCGAAAGCGCATCAACGACCCTGAGACCGGTATATCCGCCGTGGGCGTTCTTCCGGCTGTCATGAAGCCACATCAGGCCGATATCGTCCGCTGGGCTCTTCGCCGCGGTCGCGCCGCGGTCTTCGCCGGCACCGGCCTGGGCAAAACCCTCATGGAAATCACATGGTCATCCAGGGTGTCAGAGCACACCGGCAAGCCGACGTTGATATTCGCACCTCTCGCGGTTGCTGAGCAGCATATATCGGAAGCCGAAAAGTTCGGTATGGCTGCCAACCTTGTATCATTCCATCCGGACGAAGGGTGGGGAGTGAACGTCTCGAACTACCAGAAGATGGATCACTTTGACCTGTCGGCGTTTGGCGGCATCTGCCTGGACGAGAGCTCGATCCTCAAGAGCACTGATGGCAAGTACCGGACCCGCCTCATCGAGGAATGCGCAAAGATACCGTTCCGCCTTGCCGCCACCGCAACGCCGGCGCCAAACGACTTCATGGAGCTCGGGAACCACGCTGAATTCCTCGGCGTCATGTCCTACACCGACATGCTAGCCACATTTTTCACACACGACGGCGGCGACACGCAGAAGTGGCGATTGAAGGGACACGCGGAAACGGAGTTTTGGAAGTGGATGGCATCATGGGCAGTCATGCTCCGAAAGCCCTCCGATCTTGGATACGACAACGCCGGATACGATCTTCCTCCGCTCCATTACCACCAGCACACGGCAGGCGTCGATTACGCACCGAGCATGGACACCGGACTGCTCTTCCCGATGGAAGCGCGCACTCTGCAGGAGCGCATAGCGGCCCGCAGGGACAGCGTGGGCGAGCGCGTCAATCTCGCGGTGCAGATGACACCTGCGGACCGTCCCTTCGTTTGGTGGTGCAATCTGAACGGTGAAGCTGATGCATTGGCGAAGCTGATCCCAGGAGCGGTCAATCTCTCCGGTGCTGACAAGGACGACGACAAGCGGCACAAGCTGGTCGACTTTTCGCAAGGTCGTATCCGCGTCCTGATCACCAAGCCATCGATCGCCGGGTTCGGCATGAACTGGCAGCACTGCGCCGATACGGGGTTTGTCGGGCTCAATGACAGCTTCGAGCAAATCTATCAGGCCATCCGTCGTTTCTGGCGCTTCGGGCAAACAAACCCAGTCAACGTTCACTTCATCGCATCCGAGATGGAAGGAGCGACCGTCGCCAATATCAGACGCAAAGAGATTGATGCGGAGCGCATGGCCGCCGCCATGGTTCTGCATATGGCCGATCTTTCCAGCGCAGCCGTGCGCGGGTCCGTGCGCGACCGACCGGACTACGATCCGAAAATTCCGATGAAAATTCCATCTTGGGTAGGGGAGTGCGCGGCATGATCAACGCCGTCGACCAGGTTATAACGGACCGCTATGCCATTTATCAGGGTGACGCCTGCGAGCTCATCCGCGGTGTTTCAGGCGAAAGCGTCCATTTCGGTATTCATAGCCCGCCATTCGAGGGGCTCTACAAGTTCTCGAACTATGACCGAGACATCAGCAACAACGATGGTCCGCAGTTCTGGGAGCACTATGCATTCCTGATCTCCGAGCTGTTTCGCGTTACAAAAGCCGGCCGCATACACTCCGTCCATTGCATGCAACTGCCGACCAGCAAGACACGGCACGGCTTTATCGGTATGCGCGATTTCCGTGGTGAGATCGTGCGCGCCTACGAAGATGCCGGGTGGATATTTCATTCCGAGGTCTGCATCTGGAAAGACCCGGTGATCGCTCAGCAGCGGACCAAGTCCATTCGGTTGCTTCATAAGCAGATCACGAAGGATAGCACGATCAGTGGCATGGGCCTTGCCGACTACATCGTGTCGTTTCGCAAGCCGGGCGACAATGAAAACCCTGTCGATGGCATGTTCGATCGTTGGTCCGGTGACGACAGCCTAGATATCAGTCGCGAAGCCTACGAGCGTCATCGCAAGCAGACCGAAGCTGAGGGGCGCAAGGCGTGGCCCTTCGAGCAGTGGCGATCAATCTTGGTTTGGCAGCGATACGCGTCGCCGGTCTGGATGGACATCAATCAGACGAACACGCTGCAGTACCGCGCTGGTCGCGACGAAAAGGACGAGCAGCATATTTCCCCGCTGCAATTGGACGTGATCGAGCGATGCCTCGATCTTTGGTCTGCTCCTGGCGAAACTGTCCTCACACCATTTCTCGGCATTGGCAGCGAGGTCTATAGCGCCGTCAAGCTCGGTCGGAAGGGCATCGGCTTCGAGCTCAAGCCATCCTATTTCCGACAGGCATTAAAGAATATCGCGGAACTCGATCGCGAAAAGACTGACACGCTCTTTTCGATGGTGGGTGCAGCATGAACGCCCATCCAAGAGACATCCACGGTTCGCCGACACTGCCCGACGCGATCGAGGCCGAGCAGGCGCTACTCGGCGCTCTCCTGATGAGGAACGACTGCATCGACGATATCCCGTCGAGCTTTGAGCCCAACCACTTCGAGGAGCAGATCCACCGGCTGATGTTCGAAGGCATGATCGAACTGCGCACCGCCGGCAAGACGTTCAGCCCGATCACGCTCAAGGGCATGTTGCCTAACCAGCCGATCGGCGGGATCAGCATCGCTCAGTACATGTCCCGCCTGATGGGCGAGGCGGTCGGATACTTCGGCGTCAAGGATTGGTGCAGGGCAATCACGGCCGCCGCTGCCCGGCGTGAGCTTTACGGACTCGCCGATGACCTCAGGCAGATATCGCTTGAGGAAGAGCTGCGGATACCCGACGACGTCGATGCGCTACGCCAGCGCCTCGCAGAGGTCACCAGGAGCCTCGCTGGTGAGGAAGCGACCTTTTCCCTTGCCGACGCCATCGACAACTCATTCGAGGCCGTCAACGACGCGTCGCGCGGCCGCAAGGCGGAAGGGGTGGACCCTGGCATTCCCGAGGTGATGCAGCTCACCGGCCCATGGCAGAAGGGACAGCTCATCATCATCGGCGGCGGCGTCAAGCAGGGCAAAACAGCGCTCGCGATGCAATGCATGTTCGAGATCGCCAAGTCGGCCCCGGTCTTCCTCTACAGCGGCGAGATGACGGTCAAGCAGATCATCATGCGCGAGCAGGCCCGCCGAACCGGCATATCGGCCCGTCAGCAGCAGCGCGGCCGCGTCTCCGATCAGGAAGTCCAGATGCTTCTCGAGGCCGGTGTGGAGATCAAGCGGTCCCAGCATATCGAGATCGACACCCGAAAGATGACGCTCGACCAGATCGGCCGCAAGGCGCGGGCCCTCAAGAAATCCCACAACATCGGCGCCGTCTTCGTCGACCACATCGGCAAGATCCAATGGGAAGGAAAGATGCAATACGAGGAGGAGTTCAAGCAGGGGCAGATCGCGACGTCGAAGCTGAAAGACCTCGCCATGGAACTTGATCTCCCGGTCGTCGCACTTACCCATCTGAAGAAGTCTGCATTTCAGGAGTATCAGGGCAGCAGCCTCGAGAAGCGCCTTCACGCAGTCTTGCACCGCCGCCCGACCTACCGCGACCTTATCGGCAACATGGATAAGGACGCCGACCAGGTGATCATCCCATTCCAGCCGCGGCCGATCCTGGCCGGAATGGAGCCGGGGGAGGGAACACCGGACTGGAACGTCTGGAAATCCCTCATGGATCAGACAGAAGGCAAGGCGGAGATCCTGCTTTCCCTGTCTCGCGAGAGCGAGTTTCCCCGCCGCCGAGACATCGCCTGGGACGGCAATTCCACCAGCTACGGGCCTTCCTACAAGGCGCAGATGAACAGCCGGGAGCTTTTCTGATGAACAAATTTGACGCAGGCGCCATGAAGACCCCGACCGGCTGGATCGGCTATTTCCGCATGGTGCACCACGCCGAGAACCGAGTGCTGCGTAACGGCCGGCACGACATCATCTTCGCGACCGAGGCCGAGGCTCTGAAGGCGGCCAACACCGCGTTCTTCGAATACCTCAACAGCCCAATCGTCGGAATCTCCTCCATGGGCGGCAGCAAGAAGGGCGTGGCGAAGAAGGCGGCCGAAGCGATCTTCCGAAAGGGCAAGCGGATCGAAGTCGAGCGCCGGAGGGCAACGGCATGAACCTCCGCATTGAAACCCCCACCGCGTACGAATCCCATCTGACCCGCATGGACGGCAAGACAGCGATGCGGCTTTTCGTCGAGCAGAAGTGCGCCGAGCGCGGTGTCTCCTTCCGAGATATCGTCGGGCCGCGCCGCATGCGCGCGCTGATCAAAATCCGGCACGCGATCATCTTCGACGTGGCCGTGGCCTTCCCCAAGGCCGGGACATCGGCGATCGGCCGAGCCTTCAACCGAGACCACAGCACCATCTCGAAGAGCATCAGTCGCGAGGCCAGCAGGCGCCGGGTTCCTGCCCCGGAGACACGCTGGGTCTATTCCTACGACGTCGACCAGATCATTGCGGACGTTCGCTCCGGGATGAGCATGCTCGCGGTGGCCGTGATGCACCGGATAGACCCGGCAACGGTCGCGCGGGCCGTCAAGGCGCATGCGGCGCGGCAGGAGGCGGCATGAGCAAAGGCAGGCTCGACGCGCTCCTAGACGGTCTCGGGATCAAGCTGGTTCCGGTTTACCGACGTCGTGCGGCCGCGCAGAGCCATGCCAGAGGCACCATGCATGAGATCCGCAATCAGTACGGTGACGGTCATCTCGTGTTCGTCCTTCGCTGCATCAAGCAGACCAAGAACAACCGTGACGAACTCTGGAGCGAGACGATCGGTGCAATATCCGACATCCTGATACAGCGCCAGGATTGGGCACTGGACAGACCTTCGGAAGTCCTCGACGCCTTCGACACCATCCCCCTTGGCATCCTCCGCGGCAAATCAGTCGCACGCCGTCCATGGCCAGTACGCGCAACCCTCAGAACCTACATCTACGATCGTTTGGAGAGCATCCTTGATGAACCAGAACAGCGCCTTGCGGTTTGAAGACCTGACAGAGAATGCGGCGGTGATCGCTGACACCAGCCTGATCGTCAGGGCCCGGTTCGTTGAAGCCGCCGATACCATGCTTCATGTCGGCGTTCGTGGTCTCTGGCCAGCTGACCTGAAAGCTTTCTGGCCTGAGCACATCCTTGACTACAAGGAGGTGAAACTTCGGTACCGGCCAGATGCACGGGCCATATCCAGAGCCGAGGAAGTCTTATACGGTTGGATGCTGGAATACGTGAGGGAAGACGAGCGCCGTTACCTTCTCGGCAGATGGGCAATGTGCCTCGCAGCCCCGCATGTCGCCGGTTCATGGCGCAGTTTCTGCCAGAAAGAGAACCGAATTCGTAGGACAGCGGATCGTTGGGTTCAATCTGAGTATGAAAGCATTTCCAGCGCGTTGATTAAAAACGCTAAATCGTTACATGAGCCTAACTGGTCCAGGGTGTCGCCAATGATGCCGAATTCGTCTAGTGAATTGGATAAGGTTAGAACACCTGCAGCCAAACATGATTTGCACATGCTGCTGCCAGGGGCCAAGCCCTTCCACGACCCGGATAGTCCTGAACTCGCAGCGCTGATCAAGCGGCTCGAAAAGGCAAATCGACGGCGTCGCGGAAAGAGGGCCGCATAGAGATCGGGAAGGCGGACAGTAGTTCGTGAAGATCGGGGTCCGTGCCTGGTCGTTCCTCCCCGAGCCGAGAGGTGACATCTATCCGCCCATGCCACGGCATGGCTCGGCAACCTACATTGGAATGTAGCTCAGTCGGTAGAGCAGGTGGCTGTTAACCACCTTGTCGCAGGTTCGATCCCTGCCGTTCCAGCCAATCACAGCCCGTCAGCTTAACCGCTGGCGGGGTTTCTGATTCCACCAATAAACCCAAGGAGAGTGCCAAATGCGCACGATCAACGAGCATAAGGTAAATCCTGCAAACGACCGCATCCTTATCGAAGTCACCGATGAACCCGGTGCTGGTGGTGCGAACCACGAATACCGAGTGACGCTACCGCCTCCGGACAAATCTGTCGGCATTGCCGCCAAGTCGTGGCAGATCAGCTTCCAGAACGGGCCGATCAACGAGAACGGCGTCAACGGCCTGACGCAAGAGGTGCTGCTCGCCATCGTTGCCGACCGCCTCCGGTCCTTCCAAGCCGGTCAATTCGCCTGCCGAGAGAACGCGCTCGCCCTCACCAAGATCGAGGAAGCCCAGCACTGGCTTCACAGCCGTACACTCGCTCGCATGCAGCGTGGCGTCGAAGGAATGAACAAACTGTAGAAAATTCTCCGCCGACATAGCGAGTGGATAGAAATGATTTTGCGTCTGCTGCTCATTTCATCCCTTCTCGCGCTCGCCTCCTGCCAAACCCCGCAGGTATGCAAGTACTGCTGGGTATCCGGCGCCAACTGATCCAAGAGGCAAACCGATGAAGAAGCCATCGCTCACCACAGCGAAGCGGAAGATCGCGGCCGCAAAGAAGGCCAAGCCGAGAACGAAGCAGGAATGGGCAAAGGTCATCAAGACCGCAGAGTCCGTGCTGAAGTCGGCCGGCATCAAGTTCTAAGGAGATCACGGCATGGCAGCGAACAAGATCAGCAAGAACAGCATAGCGGTCTTGGCCGGCGCGTCCAAGATGGTGGCGATCGACTATAGCGGCGGCGATGTTCCACTCGCTGAAGTGTCCCGCGGTCTCGGCGCCAATGCCGACGGCACCGTGGTGATGACTCTCGAGGACGCTCCGACCACCAACGTGACCCGCGTCGTCAAGGCGGGGACCGACTACGCCTGGCGCGTCCACACCATCAGGAACTCCGGCACGACGGCCGCTCTTGGCCTCTACGCTCTGTACTAAGTCCGTCTTCCACAGCAACAGCAAAGACAAAGGAAGCTCCACATGCCAGCTTTTCACTCTCTCTATGGCCGCAACTTCGGTGTTGAGCCATCCTCCGGCGCTCTCGTCTCCGACCAGGGCACGAAGACCGCAACGGCAACCGGAACCGGCGGCACCGGTACTGCGACGCTCAACAAGACGCAGGGCAAGATCACGACCGGCGCTCTGACCACGGCAGCGGCCGCAACCCATGTCCTCACCCTGACGAACTCCAAGATCCAGGCAGGCGATACGGTTCTGGTCACCGTCGGCAAGGGCACGGCTACCACAGGTATCCCGACCGTTGCTGACGTCACCCCGGGCAACGGCTCTGTGGTCATCACGATCCAGAACATCGCAGCCGCAGCCGCTATCAACGGCACACTCGTCGTCGGCTTCCTAGTTCTGAAGCCATAACCAGAAGCATCGGCTTGGAGGCAACAAGCTATGACAGACGAAGAAAAGGAAATCGCCCACGTGACCGGCTTCATCAAAGTCACCAGCGTGGGCGGTCCTGAAGAAACCCGATGGATTCGCATGTCGTCGGTTACGACCATCGTCCCGAGCGGAGAGGGCTATGTCATCGGCGGCCCGAGCATCGTGTCTTTCAAGTGCAAGGAAAACCCGCTCGAGCTGATCGCAGAAGCGGCGCAGGTGTAAAGCGATGGCTCCTCCCAAGGGCAACCAGTTCTGGAAGGTCCGCAGCAGCCACGGCCGCAAACCCATATTCGCAACGCCAGATGACCTCTGGAACGCATGCGTCGAGTATTTCGAGTGGGTAGAGAAGAACCCGCTGTATGAGAGCCAGGCCTTCGCCTATCAAGGTTCGGTTAAAGTGCAGCAGCTTCCAAAGATGCGAGCCATGACGCTTGCAGGGTTGTGTATATTTCTGGATATCAACCGAAGCACGTGGGATGAGTACCGGACGAAAGATGACTTTTCCGAGGTCTCTACGCGCGTGGACGAAATTATCAGGGCTCAGAAGTTCGAAGGCGCTGCTGCTGGGCTGCTAAACCACAGCATCATCGCACGTGATCTGGGACTCGCCGACAAGAACGAATTGACAGGCAAGGGCGGCGATCCGGTGCAGATCATCGTCACCTCGCAGGACGCCAAGCTTCTCTGATGGTCTCTCTCACGCGCAAGCAAGAGATCGCAGTCGACATCCTCGGCGGCCATCCAACGCACTGCATGCTCTATGGTGGCTCCCGATCGGGGAAGACGTTCATTCTCCTGAAGTCGCTGCTCTTCCGAGCACTCGCCCTCAAGAGCCGCCACGCGATCCTGCGTTACCGGTTCAACCACATCAAAGCCTCGATCATCTACGACACGCTGCCGAAGGTGTTGGAAGCTTGCTATCCGGGGGTGGCAGAGCGGAGCCGGCTGGATAAGACCGACTGGTTCATGACCTTGCCCAACGGCTCTGAGGTCTGGTTCGGTGGTCTCGACGACAAGGAGCGAACGGAAAAGATCCTCGGGCAGGAATACGCCACGATCTATCTGAACGAGTGCTCGCAGATCCCGTGGGCCTCGCGCAACATGGCAATGACCCGTCTGGCGCAGAACGTGCCAGGCATGAGGCTGAAGGCCTACTACGACTGCAATCCTCCAGGCATGGCGCATTGGACATATCGCCTGTTCATGGAGAAGCGTGATCCAGATCGACGCACGCCGGTTCTCAATCCGGATAACTTCGCGGCGCTGATCATGAACCCGAAGGATAACGAGGCCAATCTGCCGGCCACGTATCTGGAAGAGCTGCAGAACATGTCCGAGGCGATGCGCCGGCGCTTCATGCTTGGCCAGTTTGCCGACACGTCGGACAGCGCTCTATGGACGCTGGAGCTCCTCGACCAGCAGCGCATCGTTGACGGCAAAGTGCCAGAGATGGTGCGCATCGTTGTCGCTGTCGATCCCTCTGGAGCATCCGGCGACGAAGACACGCGCTCAGACGAAATAGGGCTGGTCGTCTGCGGTCTGGGCAAGGATGGCCGTGGCTACATTCTGGAAGACCTTTCAGGCCGTATGGCTCCTGCCCAGTGGGGCAAGGCTGCTGTGTCTGCCTTCGATCGATGGGACGCAGACTGTATCGTGGCTGAAGAGAACTTCGGCGGCGCCATGGTTGGAGAGGTCATCCGCAGCGCCGCGACAAACCCGGAGCGCAAGACCGGCGGCACGGTTCCATACCGGGCAGTCAAGGCCAGCAGGGGCAAGATCGCCAGAGCGGAGCCGATCGCCGCACTCTTCGAACAGCAGAAGGTTTCTCTCGTCGGGCACTTCCCGGAGATGGAAGACCAGCTCTGCGCCATGACCACCGCTGGCTACCTTGGCAGCAGATCACCGGATAGGGCTGACGCCGCCATATGGGGGCTGGCATCGCTGTTCCCGGCCATGACGAGGCAAGATAGCGCGAACGTCAATCGCTCGCCACAGGTCAACCTTGGCCACAGCAACATGAAGAGAAGGAGATAGCCCATGGGCAAGCTGTTCGGTGGTGGAAGCTCACAAGCCGCCGCGCCAACCCCGACGCCGGTCACGCGCATGCCTGACGAGGAAGATCCGGCTATCAAGGAAGCCCGTCGCAAGGCAGCCGTAGAGGCCCAGTCGCGTTCAGGCCGGGCGTCGACTGTGCTCACCAGCCGCCAGCAGCGCAGTTCGGCAGGGAATGGCCAGCCGGGTACGCAGGCCTACGGCAACTCCCTCCTGGGTCAGGCGAACTGATTGATGGCGAGCATAGGTCTGGCAAGGAAGCTGGGTGAGCGCAACCCGCGCCCGCTCCGGTTCGATGGGCATTTTGCCTATGTCCCTCTCACTCGCGGCAAAGAGGCGAAGATTGACGCGTCAGACGCCGCTCTCGTTGGCTCCATGACATGGAGTCTTACGTCGCAGGGCTATGCGCGCGCCGCCTATACCAACGAGCACGGCAAGACGGTCACGTATTCCATGCATCGATTGATTGCCGGTGCTGGACGCGATGAGCATGTCGATCATGCTGACGGCGACAAGCTCAACAATACCAAACGGAACCTGCGTATTTGCGAGCACTACCAGAATATGGGTAACCGTGGAGCGCAAAAGAACAATTCGTCTGGGGCGAAAGGTGTTTCGTTCTGCCGCCAGACCCGCCGGTGGAGAGCCATCATAACTGTCAAGGGGATCACCCATCGCCTTGGCCGTTTCACTGAAAAGGCAGACGCAGCGGCGGCCTACGATACCGCCGCTCTTGCTCTCCTCGGGGAGTTCGCCAAGCCCAACAATGGTGAGATGAATGCTCGATAGTCGTGCAAAAGAATTGTGCCGCATCGGCCAGTCTCTCTTCGCCAAGAAAGCGCCATACGACTCCCTCTGCCAGGACATCGCCGACAACTACTACCCGCTTCGGTCGGACTTCACGCGTGAGCTTGCGCTAGGCGACGATTTCACGACCGGCCTGATGGAGTCCTATCCGGTTCAGGCTCGGGAAACGCTCGGCAATGCTCCGTCTGCCATGCTCCGCCAAGGGGATTGGTTCGAGGTCAAGACCGGCCGCGAGGAGATTGATGAGGATCCGGAGGCCGCTCGCTGGCTGGAACACGCCACGAAGAGCTACCGTCGCCTTGTCTACGACCGCCGTTCCAACTTCGTCGCTGCCACTACCGAGGTTGATCACGACTGGGTGGCGTTCGGCAACGGCGTCATCTCTGTCGAGGAGTCGCCGACCCGCGATCACATGCTGTTCAGGGCGTGGCACCCGCGTGACTGCGCATGGATGCTGAACGAGGTCGGCAAGGTTGACCATCTCCAGCGCAAGATGAAGAAGACGGCGCGGAACCTGAAGAAGCTCTACAAGGACAAGGTTCACGCCGATATCGTTCAGGCTTGTGAGACCGACCCGTCCAAGGAATTCAACGTTCGCCATATCCTGATGCCGGTCGACGACATCTATGGGGACGACAAGATCAAGCGCCGGCAGTACCGCAAGACTCCGTTCATCTCGATCTACGTCGACATCGACCACGAGCAGATCCTTGGCGAGGCCGGGCTGCCGGTATTCAACTATGTGGTGCCGCGCTGGCGCACGCTGTCGAACATTCCGCAGGGTTTCTCGCCGTCCACCATCAACTCGCTGCCCGACGGACGCATGATCCAGTCAATGGCCCGCATCATCCTCGAGCAGGGTGAAAAGGCCGTAGACCCGCCGACAGTTGCCAAGGGCGAGATGTTCCGCGATGCGGTCAACATGTATGCCGGCGGCATGACCTATGTGGATCTGGAAGCGGATGACGATATCCGCAAGCTGTTCCAGACCATCGAGACCGGCAACGTCTCTATCGGCATGGAGATGAAGCAGGACGTCCGCGAGATGATCGCCGAGGCGTTCCTGCTGAACAAGCTCTTCCTGCCTGATACGCGGGAGATGACGGCCTACGAGACACAGCAGCGCATTGCGGAGTTCCGCCGTGCAGCCCTTCCATTCTTCGGCCCGATCGAGAGCGAATATCATCTGCCGCTGCTCGACACAGGCTTCCAGTTGGCGCTTCACAATCGCCAGTTCGAGTTGGGTGAGCTGCCTGATCTGCTGGATGGCGAGGAGACGACCTTCTCCTTCGAAAGCCCGCTGAACACCGCAGAAGGCCGTCAGCTCGTCGCATCGTTCCAGGAGAGCGTGCAGATCCTCGCCGGCGCTGCGCAGTTCGACAAGACCATCCCGTCGACCATGGACTTCAAGAAGATGACCAAGGACGCGGTGAAGGGCACAGGCGCGCCCGCTGACTGGTTCAACGACGAAGAGGTCCAGCAGAGCGAGGAGCAGCAACAGAACGCCGTGGACGGTCTCACGCAGGCCGCTGCAGCGCTCCGCGAAGGGGCAGGGGTGGCGACCGATGTGGCCGGCGCCTCGGTGGCCCTGCAGAACGCAGGACTGGCTTAGCAACCGACATAGGAGGCAACTATGTCCTTTACCAAAGTGAAGGTCGACGAGCGGCATGAAAAGCTCATGCTGGCGATCGGCGACACCATCCAGAAGTTCACGCAGCAGACTCCGATGACGCATGACAGCATCGTCGGAGTTCTGGCGTTCTGTGCAGGCGCTGCCATCGGGCAGGCCAAGACCAGAGGCGAGCGCTTCGAGCTCCGCAAGATGGCCGACGCTAACGTGGATTTCGGCACTGAGGCTACCAGCGGGCAGTCGGCATCGAGCCGGTTGATCCTGCCGGAGCATAGCGCATGAGCAATATTGAGAAGCGCATCATCGCGTTGCTGCCATCAGCAAACGACGAGGGCCAAGCCATCCCCTCGGACCTCGTTGGATCGAGGATCCTGGCATTCGGGACATATGGCGACGGCGACCTCGACTTCGAAGGCGGGTTGGTAATCGAATACGAGACCTCGGCAGGCGAATTGAAGAGGGTTGAGCTTGGCTTCACCGAGTTAGGCATGTGGGCACACAATGACCGCTAAGCCAGCCGCCTACGACAAGGAAGTGCTCTACGCCTTCCGGGCGCTCTTCGACGGCAAGGCGAGCGACGGGCAGCAGAAGCGGGCCATGGAATGGCTGCTCTTCAACGCCTGCCACATCGGCACGCTGAGCTACGCTGCCAACGAACGAGACAGCGCCTTCAACGAGGGAGAACGCCACATCGGGCTCCAGATCGCCCGCATGAGAGAGCCTGAGGCCCTGAAGCTGATCGAAGGCCGGTCACGCTCCGAGAAGATGGCTGAGAAAACTGAGGCAGGCCGCAAGGCCAGTGAATGAGGCAATCATGACTGAGGCAATCGCAGACATCAAAGAGGTCGTGGATGACACGGCGAAGGCGGATACACAGAACAATGACGCTGGCGGCGCTGACAAGGACGCTGGCAGCGATAAGGGCACTGAAGGCGGCGAAGGTGGTGACAAGGTAGATACCGGCACCACGGACGCTGACAAGGGCACTGGTGACACTGCCGACAAGGGCGGCGAGGACAAGGGCGCGGCTCTTCCGGACAATTGGCGCGAGCTAGCGGCTGGCGACAACGAGGATCGGCTCAAGCTTCTGAAGCGCTACGGCTCCCTGGATGGAGTCGTGAAGGCGCTGGAAGAGGCACAGAAGACCATCCGCTCCGGCAAGATCAAGCGCGACATGCCTGATCCGAAGGACGAAAAGGCCATGGCCGAATGGCGGAAAGAGCAGGGCATCCCTGCCGATCCGACGGGCTATGTGCTCCCCGAGCCGGTGACCAAGCGCCTGGTCGATGCAGACAAGCCTGTGCTGTCCAGCTTCACCGAGTTCGCCCATGGCAAGAACGCACCTCCGGCCTTCGTCGAGATGGCGGCCGAATGGTACGTGGACATGTCGGAGCGCGCAGCCGAGGCGCAGACCCAGGCGGACACCAAGGCCAGCGAAGAGGCGGAGGACGCCCTGCGCGATGCATGGTCCCGCGACGAATACAAGGGCAACCTGACGCTCGCCAAGCGCTTCATGTCGTCTGCCGGCGATATCGGCGATGCATGGACCGAGGCAAGATTGCCGGACGGGCGTCGCCTTGGGGATATCCCGGGCTTCGTCCAATGGGCATCCGACCAGGGGCGCAACGCCTTTGGTGATGTCGTCTTCTCCTCGAGCGATGCGCAGGAGCGGCACAACAGCCGCCGCGCCGAGATCGAGAAGACCATGAAGACCGACATCGACAAGTACTATTCCGAGGGCATGGACAAGGAATACGCCCAGATCCTCGAGCGAGACGCCAAGCGCAAATAGCGCTGGCTTGATTACCGCCGACACGAAGGCCACCCCGGCAACGGCCCCTGAGTGAAGGCATCCCCCAGACATCGCCAAGCTTGAAAGCCCCGGATGACAGCGGCCACCCCGGTAACGGCCCCGCATGTCCTTCGGCCACCCTCGATTGCTCCGGCCCAAATCCCAACCCTCAAAACCTGAAAGGAGAGCCACATGTCGATTGAAGCGGCATTGACTCAGTACCGGAAAGAGTTTGTGGCGGCTTTTGAGCAGCGGACGAGCCAGCTCAAGGCATCCACCACCAAGGAAAGCGTCATCAACGGGAACACCGCAACGTTCCTCGTCTCTGGTTCCGGCGGCGATACCGCTGTGACCCGCGGCACGAACGGCCAGATCCCGTATGGCAACCCGACCAACTCGCAGCCCGTTGCGACCCTGGTCGAAAAGCATGCGCCCTACGAGCTGACCAACTTCAACATCTTCGCCTCCCAGGGAGATCAGAAGAAGGTCATGCAGATGGCGTCGATGAACGTCATCAACCGTGACATCGACCTGACCATCCTGGCAGAGCTCGCCAATGCGACCAACGACTTCCCGTCGACGGCGCAGACCGCAACGCTCAACATGGTCACCGGTGCGCAGGCCATCCTCGGCAACAATGATGTCGACGTCGAAGACGAAAACAACATGTTCGCCGTCATCTCCCCGGCCTTCCGTGGCTACCTCCTGCAGACGACGGAATTCGCTTCCGGCGACTTCGTGGAGTCCAAGCCGCTGAACGGTCCAGCCCGGAAGTTCTTCCGTTGGGCCGGCATCAACTGGATCGTCTCGAGCCGCATCACCGGCCTCGGTACGGCCGCCGAGATTTGCTACATGTACCACCGCAATGCGATCGGCTACGCCGTGAACGTTGGCGAAGAAAAGATCGCCATCGGCTACGACGAAAAGCAGGACACGTCCTGGTCGCGCGCCACGGTCTACCATGGGGCAAAGCTTCTCCAGAACAACGGCGTCGTGAAGATGACTCACGATGGCTCCGCGTTCGTTGCCACGTAAGGAGACCTGAACATGGCCTACAAATCTGACAACCTTGCCATGGTCATTAACCCGACCAGTGGCGCGCTTCCCCGCCTCTTCATCTACTACAACGAAGATGCGGACAGCAACGCAACCATCATCGGCGCCAGCTTCTTCACGAACGGCGTAACGATGGGCATGCGCAAGGGTGACCTTGTGGATGCGGTGAACGTCGCTACCCCGAAGCACACCCGCTACCAGGTTCTGAGCACGAGCGGCGCTGCCGCCACGGTTCAGGCTGTAGCGGCTGTCTAAACGCGGCAGATCGCGGCTTTCGTGTCGCGATGTTGCCTCCATCGTGACCGGATACGGGCGGCGGCGCTCTCCTGCTGCCGCTCGTTCTCGGTTCTCGTTGGACACTCTCCCACCCATGAATGAGGCAATCATGAAAACCCTTCACCCCACGAAGATGCGCAACACTGCCGAGTATGTGCGCTCGCAGCACCACGTGATCGTCGATGCGGATCACACGCTCGAAGACGTCCTGAAGCCTGGCTATTGGGCTCATCACGCCGAGCGCATCCGGGTCTATGACCTGATCGACGTCATCCACAACGACTTCGACGTCACGCTGCGCGTCACCGGCAAGGGCATCGGCTTCGTCGAGACCCGCATCCTGCGCGCATGGATCTCGGAAGCCGCCGACGCCAATCTCTCCGAAGAGCAGAACGCCGAGGCTGATGCGACCATCCCGGATGGCTATGTCGTCGACCACCACTCCAAGACCGGCTGGCGTGCCCGCCTGAAGGATGGCGGTGTCGAGATCAGCCGGAACCACAAGTCCAAGATCGAAGCCATCAAGGCGGCGCTCGATCATGCGGCCCGCGCTCAGGGTCTCGCAGCATGAGTGGGTGCCGCATCGGCAAGGTCAAGCTGAAGTCGGGCGGCATCCTTCACAAGCTCCCGACTGTCGAGCGGGATGAACCTCAAAAACAATTGGTCGATTGCGCAGCCACGATCTCCGGCTTTCACGAGCCGGGTGAACTCGCGGGCTACGTCGTGTTCGGCTGGGATCGCCAGGGGCTGTCCAGCATTGGATATTTCATCGACAGGCCCGGCTTGGTCGGTGTCCGAATGCTTCCTTCCTTTGTCGCCGACGGGCTCAGGGAGAAAATGATCGAAACAGGGGATTGGGGCTGATGGCTTCCAGGCTGGCAATCTATCAGGGCGCCCTGCGTCTCCTTGGGCCGTCAGAGCTTTCGTCTCTGACCGAGGACATCGTGGTCAAGCGCAAGCTGGATTCCGCGTGGGGTCCATCCGTTGATTTCATGCTGGAGCAGGGCCTCTGGAACTTCGCCATTCGTTCGGTGGCGCTCCAACCGGACGAGGACGTTCAGCCGTTGTTCGGGTTCGACTACGCCTACTCCAAGCCCGATGACTGGGTCCGAACGGCCTCCATCTCGCCCTATGTCGACTACCGAGAGGGCATCAGGGAGTTCGAGGACCAGACCGGCTATTGGTACACCTCGCATACGCCGATCTACGTCCAGTATGTCTCCAACGATCCTGCTTATGGCTGGAACGTCGGCGCATGGCGTCAGAGCTTCTCCAAGGCTCTGGAGACCTATCTGGCGTTCGAGTGCGGGCTACCGATCTCTTCGGACAAGGGCAACCGCAACGACCTCTATACCCTGTTCGAGCAGCGGCTCCAGAACGCCAAGACCAAGGACGCGGTAGACGAGCGTGTCCGCGAGAAGCCCCCGGGCAAGTGGACCCGTTCGAGAAACACCGGCTACCGCGGAGAGCGCTGGCGTGGCTAAGGTCAACACCTATCTCCACGCCTTTTCCACCGGCGTCCATGACTCGACGGCACTGCCGCGCATCGATCTGGAACGCATGCGGCTGGCCGCCGAGATCCAGACGAACCTGCTTTGCCGCGCGACTGGTCCCGGCTTCATGCGCCCAGGTCTTGGCTATCTCACGTCCACGTATACCGACGCCGAGGCGCGCCTGAAGGAGTTTATCTTCGGCGTCTCCGATGCGGCCCTGATGGAGTTCACTAACCAGAACTTCCGGGTCATGGTCAACGACGTCATCGTGACGCGTCCGGCTGTCTCGAGCACGGTAGTCAATGGCGACTTCTCCTCTGCCACCGGCTGGAACACGGCTGGCGTCGGCGGCGGGACGTCCACGATCTCCGGCGGCAAGCTGACCATGAATGCGGTCAACATCGAAGGTATCGCTGTTTGCCTGCGGTCGGTAACTACGTCCACGCCGAACGTCGAGCATGCGCTTCGGATCGTGGTCGAGCGTGGCCCTGTGACGTTCCGATGCGGGTCCACCAGCGGCGGCGACGAATATGTCTCCGAGACGACGCTGCCCACCGGCGTGCATTCGCTGGCCTTCACGCCTACCGGCACGTTCTACGTCCAGTTCACGTCCAAGCTCCGCTATAACAAGATCGTGGACAGCATTCAGATCGAAGCCGCGGGCCCGATGATCCTGCCGACGCCTTGGCTGCTTTCGGACCTCCCGAGCCTTCGCGTGGCCCAATCAGCCGACGTCTGCTTCGTTGCATGCGAGGGCTATCAACAGCGCCGCATCGAGCGCCGTGCGACCCGTTCGTGGTCCGTCGCTCTCTATGTCTCCGACGACGGTCCTTTGCTTCCATCGCCGGACAAGGCGGTGCGCCTGCGTCCTGGCACGCTTGAGGGAAATACAAGCCTCACGTCCAGTTCACCATACTTCACCCCGCAGCACGTCGGGGCGCTGTTCTCGCTGACCCACACCGGTCAGGTGGTCATCCAGTCGCTGGCTCAGGACGACACCTATACGGATACGATCCGGGTCTCCGGCATCTACCGCGCCGGCACGGACAGCGACCGCGACTTCGCATTCACCGTAGCCGGCACATGGTCGGGAACGATTGTCTACCAGCGGTCCTATGACGATCCGGACACCGGCTTCGTGGACGTCGGTACCGTGACCGTCAATGGAACGACCGGCAACAACGACAATGCCGACAACACCGTCTATTACTATCGAGTCGGCTTCGCGCCGGGTGGGTATGTCTCGGGAACGGCCTCCATCACCATCCAGTATTTCGGCGGCGGTGGAACCGGGATCTGCCGGGTGACGGACTATGTCTCGCCGACCCAGGTCAATATCGAGGTCATCACCCCGTTCCTCAATAACCACTGGACGCGCGACTGGCGCCCATCTGAATGGTCAGACGCTTCCGGCTGGCCGTCGGCCGTGGCGCTCTCTGACGGGCGTCTGTGGTGGTCTGGAGCGGATCGCATCTGGGGTTCTGTCTCCGATGCCTTCGCGTCCTTCGACGACACCGTGGAAGGCGACAGCGGCCCTATCTCGCGCTCGATCGCGACCGGCGGGGTGAACAGCACCCAGTGGCTACTCTCGCTCAAGCGGCTTCTGGTGGGCACGGAAGGCGCTATCGCAACGGTGAAGTCCTCATCGCTGGATGAACCGCTGACCCCGACCAACTTCGGCATCAGGGACTCGTCGACGACGGGCGCGGCCGGTGTGGACCCGATCAAGGTCGACATGCGCGGCATCTTCGTGGAGCGGGCAGGGACTGCATTGCTGGAACTCACCTTCAACGGCGAGTCCTCCGACTACATCGCGACGCAGATCAGCAAGCTGACGACCGACCTATTCGGAAGCGGTGTCAAGTCGATCTCCGTCCAGCGCCGGCCGGATACCCGCATCTGGCTCGTCCTCAATGACGGATCATGTGTCTGCATGGTCTACGAGGCCGATCAGGAGGTTCTTGCCTTCATCCCGATCGAGACGGATGGTGACTTCGAGAGCGTGGCGGTCCTGCCGTCGCTCATTCAGGACACAGTCTATTTCGCGATCCGCCGGACGATCAACGGCTCCACGGTGCGCTACATCGAGAAGATGGCCATGGACACCGATGTTCGACCGACCACGCTCTGCAAGGTCATGGACGCTTATACGGCCGGGGTAAACCCGCCTGCCACAAGCGTGGTCCACGTCGGACAGCATCTCACCGGTGCATCTGTCGTGGTCTGGGCGGATGGCCAGCCGGTGGAATCGGCTCCCGGCGTGCCGCTGACCTTCGTCGTCGATGTCGTCGGCAATATCACCTTGCCGGCTCCCGTGACCAACTGGGTGGCCGGCCTTCCATACCGGGCGCGCTACAAGTCGGCTCGGTTGGCCTATGGCGCTCAGGGCGGAACAGCGATGCTGCAGAAGAAGACGGTCGACAACCTCGGCCTGATCCTCACGGATTTCGTCCGCGCCGGCATTCGCTACGGCAAAGCGTTCGATGACCCATATCGGGCGCTCGATCGTCTGCCGATGCACGCCGACGGGAAAGAACAGCCGGCAATCGTGCTCAGCGATATCAGGGATGAGGAAGCCTTTCCATTCCCCGGCGAGTGGGACACGGACTCCCGCGTCTGCATCGAATGCTCCAGCCCATACACCATGACCGCCTTGGGACTGGTGATGGGGATCAACACGAACGAACGATGACGCTTGAGATTGTCCAGGTCGACCCATCGACCATCGCGGCCGTCGAAGGCGTCGATATCAGCATTCCGGCGGTTGCCTATGTCGGCATCGACGAGGGCCAGATCGTCGGTTCGTATGGTCTGGCCTGGGGCGGCGGGAGATGTTGGATCTGGCTTCGTCTTCCAAATGGAAAGCCAAGCTACGCGATCACGGTCATGCGCCGGACGAAGGCGTTGCTCGCCAAGGCATGGCAGTTGGGCGAGACGGAAGTCTACACCCCGCGCGACACTGAATTTGAGACATCCGAACGGCTGCTGACAGTCTTGGGGTTCAAGCTGCACGGCATCGAAAAGGGAATGGAAGTATGGCGGAAATCGCGGCTATCGGCGCGTGGCTCAGCAGCAACATCGGCACCGTTGCCACCGTTGCCGGCACAGCCCTGACGGCAGCCGGTACGCTGGCTGCTGGCAAGGCAGAGAAGACCAATCAGGACTACATCGCCAAGCAGGAAGACCAGAAGGCCAACGAAGAGATGGCCGCGGCCCAGCGCGAGGCCCAACAGAACCGGAAAGAGGCGATCTTCGCCAACTCCCGGGCACAGGCTCTGGCGGCTTCCTCCGGCGGTGGTGCTGGCTCCGATGCTCCGACCATCGTCAAGCTCATGAGCGACACGGCGGGGCAGGGCGAGCTTAACGCGGGCACCACCCTCTATGGCGGTGTGCAGCGCGCAGCGGGGCTCAGGGATAGCGCCAAGGGCCGCAGGGCAGCCGGCAGGGCTTCCTACCTCGGCAGTCAGCTTGGCGCGTTCGGGCAGGTCGCCAGCGGCGTTGGCAAGGCGTTCGGTTGAACATGGCAAGATTACCCACGAAGTTCGATATCAGCCAGCAGCCCTCGGGGCGCTCCGGGCGTCAGATCGCAGAATACGACACGTCCGGCTTTGGCCGTGGTCTGGCAAGTCTCGGCGGGTCTATCTCGGCCCTTGGCGAGGATCTGAAGCGCCAGCAGAACACGGTGGATCTTGCGCGCGCGGAAGCGGCCAAGGCCCAAGGGTTCATCGACGTGGAGAACACATTCTCCAACGATGGCGACTATTCGACGTTCAACCAGCGTGCTCCGAAGCAGACCGGCGATATCGTCGACAAGTCCGCCAACCTGATCCGCGACCCACAGATGCGCGAGCGCTGGAAGCTTGGCGCCCAGACCGATGCGGCCCGGGTCAACGACTCCATTGGAGACAAGGCGCGCTCGCTTGGAAAACAGGCAGAGACCGTGGCGTTCGACGATGCTCTTGAAACCAACCGGCGCATCTATGTGGACCCGAACAGCTCGGAAGCCGCAAGGACGAAGGCACGCGCCGATATCGAGGGCGCTATCGCCACCGGCGAGAAGAGTGGCCTGCTGACGCCAGATCAGGCTTCAGCCCGTCGCGACAAGTTCGTGAGGAACGCAGATTTCAACCGTGCCAAGCTTGAAGCTGAACGCGATCCAAGCCAGTTCAGGCCGGGTAACGTCGTCGATCGTATCGTGGGAGCGGAAAGCGGCGGCAATGCGAACGCCAAGAATCCGAACTCTTCTGCCACCGGAGCGGGTCAGTTCATCGACTCCACGTGGCTGGCGACGGCCAAGGCCCACCGCCCAGATCTGTTCAATGGACGCACGGCAGAGGAGGTTCTCGCGCTTCGGAATGACAAGGCTCTCTCCAAGGAGATGACGGCCTACCTCGCCAACGACAACGCGCAATTCCTCCGCAACCAAGGCATTCAGCCGACCGACGGCGATATCTATCTCGCCCATTTTCTTGGGCCCAGAGGCGCGGCGCAGGTCCTGAAAGCAGACCCCAGCGCTTCGGTCGCAAGCATCGTGGGCCAGGATGCTGTTGACGCCAACCCGTTCCTTAAGGGCATGAGCGCCGCCGACGTGCGGGCATGGTCAAACAAGAAGATGGGTTCCGAGGCCCCAGCCTATTTCAAGAACCTCTCTCCTGAGGAACAGCAGGTCGTATTCAATCAGGCCGAGTCTCGCCAGCGCGAGATGGCCGTCGAGCAGCGCGGCAACATCGAAACGGTCGTCCAGAACGCTCCTACCGCCATCCAGAACACCGGAACCTACAGCGGGGCCATTCCAACCCGCACAGAGTTCATGGACGCCTACGGGGCGCAGGATGGCAACGAGCGATATGACAAGTTCTCGGCCGCTCTGGAGGTAAGCCAGCAGGCATACAACTTCCGAACCATGTCGGCCGACGACATACAGGCCATGGTCAACGAGGCCAAGCCCACATCGAGCGGCAATGACGCTGCACTTCAGGCGGCGCGCTATGACGCCTTGAACAGCGCGGCCACCACCACCCTTGCGGCTCGCCGGGCTGATCCGGCCACCTACACGCAGCAGGCGTTCCCGAATGTCGCCCGGGCTTGGAGCGATGCCGCCAATACGGGCAACTATCAGGCGGCATTGAACGCCACGGCGACCGCCCAGCAGCAGCTCGGCATCACGGACATGAAGCTGCTTCCAAAGGCTGTTGCCGATCAGGCTGTTACGACGTTCAAGAACCCGGAAGCGACGGATGATCAACGGCTTGCGGCGGTCAACTCGCTTGTATTTTCCACGCCTGACCCTACGCAACGCCAGGCCGTCTTCAATCAGTTGGTCGACGCCGGTCTCCCGGCCATGACCGAAGGTGCTGTGGAAGCAGCGGCGCGTGGGGACTCTGGCGCGGCCAATCGTCTGCTGCAGGCCGCATTGACCGACACCGGCAAGCTTCCGATGTCCGGCGACGTCAAGCCAGCCGATATCGACGATCAGCTCTACTCGTCCGTCTGGGCGCCTGGAGCGATCGGCGATGCATCCTATGGCGTGGCCTATGGAGATACGGCAAGCCTTGAGCGTGCGCAGCGCGGCGGCGAACTGATGAAGAAGGCCGTCCAGCTTCGTGTCTCTCAGGGGCAGGATCTGGAGACCGCCGTCGCCGGTGCTTCCAAGGATCTGTTCGGCGACATGAAGGTCTACGACGGCAGCTATGGTGTGAACGCCAACCTTCCGGTCCCAAGCGATACGGATGAAGACACGCTCTACAGCGGGCTGAATTCGGCCAAGACATCGTTCAAGGCCGCACTTGAACTTCAGCGCCAGCGGGTCATCGACGGTTCCAAGGCCGATGTCGCCGATGGCGGCCGCGCCATCATCGATCAGTCCACGCAGAACCGCATTGATGACATCCTTGAAAACGGGGTGTTCGTCGTCTCCGGCGATGGCGTCGGCCTTCGCGATCCATACACCGGCCAGTTCGTACCGGGAGCGGATGGAGTCACTCCGCTGTCGATCCCGCTGCAGACGATCCTAGATCTGGGGACGCAGGTCTCGCATAACACAGGCGGCGCTGCAGCGGGTGGAAGCTTGGAAAACTCGGGGCCATTGGTCATCGACATTCGCGGTGGTGACACCAATCTGCGCGGCCGGCGCGACCAGGACGTGAAGACGTACAAACCATGAGCTTCAGTTTCATTCCGGCTCCGCGCGGCGGGGTAATGACAGACAGCGACCTGGCGGTGTCGGCACTCGATCAGCCGATGTCGCTTGGCTCGACGTTCTGGGATCAGGCCAAGGGCGGGGTTGTCGAAAGCTTCGGCCTTGGTACAGGGATCAGGAACTTCTCCACTCCTGAGGCCGCCCCTCCTGAAGCGGATGGCTGGCTTTCGGAAACGCTGCAATCGATCAACCGCGCGATCGATCCGTCCGTCCTGCTCCGTCGCGCGCTCGGCACGTCCTATGACGGGTCGGCCACGATCACCGAGGACCAGTACAAGCGCTCGCCTTCCTATAGGGCGGACGTTCCATGGTCCGAGGGGATGACGGATGAACGGGCTGCTTCGCTTGCCGAGCAGGACGATATCCGCAAGGTCCGCGACTTCTATGCCCAGAAGCGTCCGATCACGGCCTTCTTCGGCAATCTCGGCGGTCAGGCCATCGACCCGATCAACTACATCCCGATCTTCGGAGAGGTGGTGCAGGCGGCGAACGTCGCGCGCTTCGGCCGCATCGCTGGACGGGCCGTGACGGCGGCAGGGGACGCAGCGGCCAACACGGCGCTTGCCGGCCTCACCACGGCACCGGTCAGGGAACAGCTTGGAGATGACGTCTCCTGGCAGTCGACGGTTTCGCAGATCGCCATGGCCGCGCTCATCGGTGGGGCCTTCGGCGCTGTGCATGGCCGCTTCGGGCGGGCATCGCCTGCGGAACTTAGGGCCGATGCAGAGGCCAAACTCGCCACCTTGGACAATGTCCAATCGTCTCGTGTTGCCCTGAATGACGCATTGGACGGCATGATCCGGGAAGGCGAAGTGAACCTGTCGCGGGCAAGCTCCGGCTATGCCGACAACCTGTCGCGTGAAGTGGGGCGCCTCTCCGAGGCATACGACTCCGTTCGCACCAACCCGACCGGACCGACACGCGATCCGCTGGTTTCGATTACGCCTGACGACATTGACGGCATGATCGTGTCGCGAGGCGCTTTCAGGGATGTGAACGAAGTCGAGTTCAGCAAGCGGGGCTGGGGGCTTGTCAAGGTCATCTGGGGCCACGGTGACAAAAGCAAGGAGCCGCCAGAGTTTCAGGTTTCGAAAGAGGATATCGTGGATCTGCCGAATGTGGTCCGCGATTATGAGCCTTCGTCTGTCAGTGAAGACGGGCTTCGCCGTGAATGGCGCATAGAGCGCAACGGCAGGACGGTTGTCTACGCAGACACGATGATGGGTGATAACGGTCGCCATCTGGTGACGACCTACATCGACAAGCCAAAGGCTGGAAAAGAGGCAAGAGCCTTGTCGGAGAGGAGGCCGCCGGTCTCGCCCGGATCCCGCCCACAGGCTGGTGACCTCGTGGGGGATACTGCCGGGGACCGTTCGATTGGCACCCCCGAAGCCGGGCGAGACGTGCCGGCAGAAGGGAATATAGCGCCTTCCGCCGTATTAGACAACAACGTCGACAAGCCTGTGGCCGCCAACGGTATGCCGGCCGCCGTCACGGAACCAGTCCAGCAGATCGGCGCGACACAGCGCCCCGCTGCGCCGATCGATACCCGCGTTCCTCAAACGCCAGTCGATCCTGCCGTCAACGACGCCGCAAAGCGCGTTGGCAAGCCCGAAGGTTCAAAGGCCCTGGCCGAGCAGTATCGGGTCAATCCGGAGACCGGAGAGTTCCCGGAGATGGCCGACATCGACCAGCTTCGCGCCGAAGGCCGCCTGACGGAAGAAGACATCGCCGCGCTCGACGAGGCGGACGAGACGATCAAGACCGCCAACGCCTATGGCGAAGCCCTGAAATCCTTTGCTTCATGTGTGATCTAGATGGCTGACAACGACTTCGTGCGCTCTTCCTGCTATGCCGCCGCGGCCAATGCGGCCGAGGCTGCTGGCGCCAAGCTGAGCGACCGTGACCTTGCCGCAGCCTACAGACAGGCGGCAGAGGAGAAGGCACGTCTCAAGGCCTCAGGCGTGACGGACAACGTTGCTGACCGGATCAAGGGCATCGCAGAGGCGACTGCCGAGCGGACGCGCATCGCTGCCGCCCTGCAGAAGAAACATGCCGCCCTGAACATCCTCGCCCGCGACCGCCTCGAGCAGACAATCGACGCGTTCCAGAAGGCGGGGCTATCCCCGAGGGACTCGATCCTCGCCGTCATGGAGGGGTCGCAACAGGGGATCGCCGGAGCTCGGGACTCGGTCCATGCCCGCCGTCTCGGCTATGAGGCCCGCTTCGTCGGTGGGATGATGTCAGAGATCCAGAAGAACCGACCGCATCTGGTCAACGTGCTCGCCGACAAGCGTCTCTCCGACGACGTCTTCCGCGAGATGGGCGAGCTTCGTGAAGGTGGGAAGCCCGGTGTAACCGGCAATGACGACGCCAAGTATCTCGCCAGCGTCTTCGCCAAGCACGTCGAAGCCAGCCGGACGGATCTCAACCGCCTTGGCGCATCCATTGGAAAGCTCGATGGCTGGGCAGGGGCCCAGGTCCATGACGACATGAAGATGATGAGGGCCGGCAAGGAAGCGTGGGTGGAACAGGTTTCGCCATTGCTCGATCTGAGCCGAACCTTTCCGGATGCTGTCACCGGCGATGAGGTCCGCGGTATCCTTGGCGATATCTACGACACCATCATCACCGGCGTTCCGAACAAGGCGACGGCCAAGGAGAAGGGCCAGCGGGTCAACCCGGCCAACCTCGCCAAGTCGCTCGGCAAGACTCGCGTGCTGCATTTCAAGGATGCGGAGAGCGCCATCGCCTACCGGGATGCATTCGGCTACGGCAATTCGATCTATGGCATCATGGCCCACCAGCGCAGGGCGGCCAACCTCGCAGCCCAGATGGACATGTTCGGGCCGAACCCGGAAGTCATGTTCAACAGCCTCGTCGAGAGCCAGCGCCGCAAGCTCAGGGATAATCCGGGCCTCTCTCCCGAGGAGAAGGTCAAGGCCATCCAGAAGCTCAATGCCGACGCCGGCCCGCTGCGGAGCGCCTTCGATGTCATGTCCGGCGCGATCTCGCGTCCAGGCAACGTCAACGCGGCCAAGATCAGCAACGACATCAGGGCCGTCCAGAGCATGGCAAAGCTTGGCGGTGCGGTCCTGACGGCCATGCCGACCGACGTGGTTGGCGCGGCGCAGGCATCCATGTTCCGAGGCAATGGCTTTTTCAATGGGATGGTCAAGCAGATCGGCGGCATCCTGAAGGGACGCCCGAAGGCGGAGCAGGCCGAAATCTCCTACCTGTTCGGTGAAGGGTTCGACAGCCTGATTGGAGATGTCCTTTCCCATGGCCTCGCCAATGATGGCCCAGTCGGCAAGATGTCCAAGCTGACGGAGTCGTTCTTCAAGTGGAACGGCCTCAACTGGTGGACGGATGTCGGTCGCTCGGTCGTTGGCCGCACGGTGGCCGCCGAGATGGGCATGAGGGCAGACACGGCCTTCGCTGACCTGCCAGCCAACTATTCTCATGTGCTTGGCCTTCATGGCATCGGTGAACGCCAATGGGAGGCCCTACGGCAGGCGACCCGGCGCGAGGTGAACGGAAACGCCTACATCACGCCGGACGCGATCCGTGAGCTTCCTGACGCCGCTGTGGAGCCGTTGGTTGCCGATCGTCTGGCAAGTGCCAAGACGCCGGAGCGAAGGGTTGAAATCCTCGATCAGGCCAGACGCGATCTGGAGCTCCAGGCGCTGCGCTTCGTGGCCGATGAAACGAACTATGCCATCGTGGAAACAGACGCCGCGGCCCGCCGCATTTCGACACTCGGGACTCGACCGGGAACCTTCGCCGGCGAGGCCGCGCGCTTCGTGATGCAGTTCAAGGGTTTCCCGATCGCCTTCTCCCAGCGCATCCTTGGACGCGCGCTGTTCGGCGGCAAGGGCGCGACCAAGTACGAGCGCATCATGAACAACGCTCCACACCTTGGAGCGCTCATTGGTGGACTGACTGTCGCCGGCTACATGGCTATGACGATGAAGGATCTGGCCAAGGGCTATTGGCCACCACGCGATCCGCTCGACCCGAAGGTCATCACGGCTGCTCTCACGCAGGGCGGGGCGCTCGGCATCTATGGCGACTTCCTCTTCGGAGAGGCCAACCGCTTCGGTTCTGGGGCTCTGGAGACATTCTCTGGCCCATTCATTGGAACGCTGAGCGATATCGTCAATGTGCCGCTGAAAGCCAGGACCGCCTTGGAGAAGGGCGAGCGGCCAAAGATGGCGGGGGATCTGTTGAACCTCGCGCTTCAAAACACGCCGTTCATCAACCTTACCTATGCGCGACCGGCGCTGGACATCCTGTTTCTGAACTCGTTGAGGAACTGGGCAAGCCCCGGCTACACGAACCGGCTGCAGAGGCAGCGGCTCAAAGACTATGGCCAGCGCCCGCTAATGCCATCCACGCTATGAAGGCGGCGCCGACGAGAGCGGCGAGCCACATGAGAAGGGTTGAGGAGACAAGCGCCTTGGCGCCATCCCGGCCGCTGACAATGAAGCCTATCGTGCCGAGAAGCCCGACGATCCAGAGAATTCCTATCGGGAGCTCGAGGCCTCTCGTCCATGGCTCCTTGATCATCAAGCCCCCGACGGCGGCAAAGCCGAGCATGGCGGCAAGGAAAGCGATGAACTGCTGAGTGCTCTTAGTCATCCGGCCTTTGGGTCGCGTGATTGATCTGACTTTCAACACATACGCCAAACCGGAACGCAAAACAAAGGCTCCTTTCGAGGGGCCTTTCTCTTTTTGAGGAGAATTTATGACCTCGATCAAGATCGACCGCTTGGATGGCCTATCATCCGCGGCGGCAATCAAGGGGCCGTGCCTCGTCGCCACGACCGGCAATATCACGCTCTACGGCGAACAGACCATTGACGGTGTCGCCGTCGTCACCGGCAACCGTGTTCTGGTCAAGGATCAGACGGCCGCCTACGAGAACGGTATTTATGTCTGCGACACCGGCCAATGGCGCCGGACCAAGGATTTCAACCGCACGGATGACGTCGTCGAAGGAACGCAGCTTCTCGTCACCGACGGGGCGACTTACACGCGCAGCCTGTGGTGCGTCGTCTCAAGCAATCCGATCGTCGTCGGGACCGACTCCATCAGCTTCTCGCAGACCATTGTCAGCGCCGCCGAGATCGAAGCCGCAACCGCAGCCGCAATCGCTGCAGCCGAAGCCGCCGCAGCCTATGCCGACTTCGCCCGAAACAACTGGGCCATCGCCGCCCGGCTCACCGGAACCGGTGTGCAGACGGACTATACGCTTCTCGTAGACCCCGGCTCAGAAAACAACATGTTCGTGACGGTCGGCGGAGTCGATCAGGTACCAGGTGGCGATAGTCCCCCATTCCAGTTGGTCTACATCGCCGGAACCCCGTGCATCAGGATAACGATCCCGTCCGGGATTACCGGCGCCGTCAGGGTCAGCAACGCGATCAACGTGCTGACACCGTCGGACGGCAGTGTCACCAATCCAAAGCTGGCCAGCGGCGCGGTGACCTACGACAAGATGCAGGACATCAGCGCGACACTTCGGCTTCTCGGCCGCAAGACGGCGGGCGCAGGTGACCCTGAGGAAATCAGCGCGGCAGAGCTCCGCGACTTGTTCCTGCCCGCCGGTGCAGTCGTCGACAGTATCACTGGAAGCTACACCGCCAACACGACGCTAACCACCCAGATCCCCGCAGACAACACGATCCCGCAGATCGGCGAGGGAACGCAGCTCATCTCCGTCTCAATCACCCCGAAGACGATCACGAACAAGATCCGCATCCGATACGACGGTTGGGGCTCCGTGGCTGCCGCCACCAACATCATCTCTGCGATCTTCAACGGAAACGCCAACGCGATCCACGCGGCCATGGTCGTTGGCGCCGCCGCGAGCGCTCGCATCCCGGTCTGCGGCAGCGTCGAATACACCCCCGGTGTCCTGACCGCACAGACCATCTCGCTGCGGGTCGGGCCGAGTTCGGCTGTCAACATCTCAATGAATGGCGACGTCGCTACTCCTCTGTTTGGCGGCGTCTCCGGCGTCCGTCTCATCGTCGAAGAAATAAAGGCCTGACCCCATGGTAACCAAAGTTTCTGAGGCGATGCTCGACATCCTGGGCGACAGTGACCTTTCGCGCGCCTACGTGATCGCCAATTTCCATCCATCGGTGGGGCCCGATCTCATCGAGACGAACGGCTACTATGCCCAGGGCGATAGCGGCGGCGCGGCCTATAGAAAGGTCGGCAGCCAGCCGACCCACCCGGGAAAGCTCTCGATCACGCTCTCCGACGGCTCGACGGTTGTCTGGTACGAGCTATCCACCCGTCGGGTGAACATCCGCGCGCTCGGCGCCGTTGGCGATGGCACCGCTGATGACAGCGTCTCGCTCCAAGCCGCTGTGGACACCGCCAAGGCGCTCGGTCTGCCGATCTACATTCCCGATGGGAATTTCAAGGTCACGGCCACGACTACGATTGTCGACTTCTCCTTCATCCTTGAAGGGGATGGACCCGGCAAGTCGGTGATCTTCTCGTCCGACCTGAATGCCCCGATCTTCGAGATCCAGGTCAATGCCGCCACGATCGAGCGGTGCCGTGTCGACAACATGACGATGCGTGCTGCTTGGTCGAACCTCGCATTGACCTACACGAGCTGCTGCGCGTTCCTGGTGACGGGAAACAACACCACGTATTTCCAGTGGAATTCGTTCACCAACCTGCAGATGGAAGGGTTCTATTCCTGGTTCTGCGTGACGAAGGTGGCCCGGACGACCGCTTTCGGTCTAGAATGCAATGTCGCGTGGACGTCCTTCGAGAACATCACGATCCGCGGCTACAACAACCCGGCGATTTCCGGATGGAAGTTCGATACAGGGTCAGGAACGGGCAACGCCTATTACAACATCAGCGGCGGCATTGGCGGCAATGTCAACGGCACGCCCACGCCTGGCGCCGTGTTCCAGTTCTCTGGTTCCGGTCATGTGGTCGGCGACATCGTGGTTGATGGCGGTCATTTCGGCGGGACCACAGGATCTGTCATCATCGGTATCGGCCCGAACACGGTCTATCGCCAGCGCATCTGCATTAGCAACGTACAGGCCGACGCCGGCATCGATTACTATTTCGGAGCGTCAAGCACCGGATCCATCGGCTACACCAACATCAAACTGATCAACTGCAACATCGGCGGCGGTGCCAAGATTGGCGGAATTCCTCCAATCCGAAACAGCCAGATCTACGATCAGGAGGCATCGGAGTGGCGCGCCGGCCGGCTCATCACGACGAACGCGACGGGTGCACAGGGCTTCAGTCTGTTCTCGCTGACCCTAGTTGCCAATGCGTCTGCGGTCGTCGAATTCGACGTGGTCGGTGTCTCAGGCGGTATCTCCGGCTGCGCGATCTCGACCAAGTACCTGATCCGTGCTGGGCCGAGCAGCATTGCCGAAATCATCCAGATGTCGGGCGCCACATCGCCGTCGGGCTCACCGCCGATAACGCATTCTGTCACGCCGTCCGGCCTTGCGGTGACGTTCGGTGCATCATTCTCTCCGAGCGGAGCGGGGAGTTATATCGATGGTCAGATATGCGCGAAGGGAGGGCCGTTCGTTATCGACCGCCTCTAGCACGCGTTGCGGATAAACAAGGTCGGTGGGTCGCTGGCATTGATAGGATGCTCGGTCCACCGGCTGTCGCTGCGGAGTAGCTGCAGCATTTCGTCATGCAGCTTTGGCCCCGGAAGGTTTTGACCGAGGCCTTCTTTCAGGCCTGCTTGGTTCGGCGCCAGGATGAAGTTGGATTTCGCTATAGATGCCCGAGCTTCATCCATGGTGCGGACCACGTAGAGATAATTCTTGTCGATGTTGTTGCCGTACTTCTGAGCCTGATCGAGCAGCACAGCCTCTTGCGTTATCGGGTAGGGCGAAATCGTTCCCCACAATGGAACCGGGTTACCGCAGAGTGGCGCGCTCTTCACGCCGTCAGCCACCAGGGCTGATATCTGCGCCATCATTTCGTTTACGCCGGGCCTGCCCCTGCTGTCCTGAAATGTCGTGCTGGCGGGCATGAAGAGGACGGCAAGCGCGAGGAGCGCGGCGGACACCGTGGCCGACAGGCGGACGTCAAACGTCCCGACCCCACGCGACAGCGCCACCGTGACGGCCACCAGGAATGGGAAGAAAAAGAAGCTGCTCTGGTAAAGCGATTTGAAGTTGGTCGACGACATGCCGATGTAGATCACCACGCACCAGAGATAGTAGGCGAGGGCCGGCAGGCTCTCTTTGATCGCACGGCGCCTCACCAGCGTGACGACGATATCGACCACGATAAGAAACAGGCCGACGGGAGCGAAATGGCTTAGTCCTAATTCCCCGCCGGTCTCGCCCATGAAATTGAAATTCCAATGATAAGCGGCAGTCCCCGGAGTGTCCCATATGTCGGCGTTGGTGACTATCGCGGCCTTGACGTAGGAATACGTCATCCATCCCCAGTGGATAGTCAACGGTATCATCAGGGCGACGACAATGCCGATCACCAGAAGAGCGCTTGGCCGCGCCAGCTTATAGGACCGAAGAGACGCGAGAGCCGCGCCAAGAACGCCAGCAAAACCGAGCATCCCAATCGAGATGATGAACGCGCTTGGCTTCCATGCGATGGCGAGGACCGCGAACAGCGCGAGGAGCACGGCCCGCTTATAGTTCTGGTCGTCGTATCTGAAATTGATCAGCCAGTATCCGGCGAGTGCAAAGGCTGCGCCGGCAGCCATGTCTGGGCGCAGTTCAGTGATGATGGCCCCGGTAACGGGCGCAAACATCATGAGCGCTGCGATCGCCAGGGCGACATATGGTGCGGTGATCTTTCTGGCTACCAGATAGACACCGACGCAGAAGACCGCGAGCCCGAAGATGTTGGCGACATACGGGCCGTAGTTGTGCGTGCCAGACAGCCAGAAGCCAACCACGACGATCAGCGCCTCCACTGGGGCATGTGGGGGGCTGTAGTAGAACGAGCGAATGATCGAAAGCGGACCGTGGACGCCCTCGAAAGCTACGCGCCGATAGCCGTCCAGCAGGTAGCCGACATCGTCGTAAATCGGCGGCATTGACAGGGCGCCGTAGTCTACCGCTTTCATGATGTTGAGAATCGTGAATGTGACTATGATGGCGACCAGCCCCGCCATGATACGAAATTGCTTGTCTGTCATGCGCCCCGACGTCCGTTAATGCGATGTATCTCATAGGTGGCAAGCAAACATCTTGCAAGCGACCGTGGCCTCTGGCTATAAGGGATGCAGTCAAACGCGGGGATAGGCATGGTAGCCGAGAGAATTGCATACGGGTTCATCATCGTTGCGGCGCTGATCCTGCTCACGGTGTTTTTCGCCGGGCAGATCTATATACCCTATGAAAATCTCCCTGCGTCGTTCTAGCGGCGCACTGACAACCTAGACATTCGAAAGGCTCGCTTCGGCGGGCCTTTTTCGTTTCCGCACCAAATCAAGGGAAAATCAAATGAAGACGAGCACCGAAGGGCTGATTGCCCTGATCGGCCATGAAGGCATTGTCTTGTCCCGCTACAAGGATTCGGTTGGCGTCTGGACGATCGGGGTAGGACACACGAAGGCGGCGGGCGGTATCAACCCGGAACTCTTCGCCGGGACTCTCTCGCTTCAGCAGGCAATCGATCTTCTCCGGACGGACATCGTCAAATACGAGGACGCCGTCAACAAGGCGGTGAAGGTCCCGCTGACGCAATACGAGTTCGATGCGCTCGTTTCTTTCCACTACAACACTGGCGCCATCGCCTCGGCAACTCTGACGAAGACGTTGAACTCCGGCGACAAGGTGAACGCTGGCAAGCAGTTCATGAATTGGGTGAAGCCGCCCGAGATCAAGAGCCGGCGCCAGGCTGAAAGAACACTCTTCCTCACCGGGAAATACCCGCCGCCGCTGGCAACCATCTATCCCGCCGACAAGAGCGGAAAGGTTCAGTGGGGGAAGGGCGCTCGCGTCAACGTCCGTGACCTCCTGAATGCAGGCAACATCGCAACGCCTCCGCTCGATAAGCCTCCCGCGCCTCCGGCGCCCCCGCCAGCCATGCCACCGCAGCCAACCCCCGAACCGGCGGCGCCTTCCGGCAATTGGCTGAGCATCATTCTCTCCGCAATCGCCGCCGCCTTCTCGAGGAAACAATCATGACCGTATGGATTCGGATAGCCTTATACATCTTCGCCGGTTGGCTGGCGTCGTCCGGCATCATTGGCGACGAGGTGAAGGGGATCATCACCACGGACCCGACCGTCGCCGATACCATCAATCTCGCCGTATCGGCCGCCATAGCCTCCGGGTCCGTCCTGTGGTGGAAGCTGGCCAAACGCATGGGCTGGAAGACCTGACATGCTCGGCCTGGGTTTCTTCGACGCCTTCAAGATTGGCGCAGGAGTGGCGCTAGGCGCGTCTCTGGCCTTCTACCCCGCCAAACTCATCGGACGCTCTGAGGGGCGCGCAGAGGCTGTTGCTGCGGCCCTTTCGAAATCGGTTGAAGTCCTTCGCGAAAGGAACGCGATCAATGACAAGGTTTCTGCTTCTGATGCTGCCGCTCTGTGCGCTGATTTCTTCGTGCCAGACAGTGAAGAATACCGCGAGTGTCTGCGACGGGTGGCAGAAGCTGACACCCAGGCCGGCGACGGCGGCAACCATCATCCAGACTGATCGGCCATTCGCCAACCAGATCGCAAGCCACAACCGCTTCGGTGCCTCTCAAGCCTGCTGGAACTAAGACTATGCTCATCGGCCTGTCCAACTCCCTATGTCAGTTCCAGCGAAGCGGGGCGACTGACCCCAACCTGCTCGCTGGGCTGTCATGGCAGGCCGGTAGCAACACCACGCTTTCTATCGTTGGCAACGTGGCGCGCGGAGCCGCGATAGGGACGAACAACCCGCGCGTCCTCAAGGGGCCGGTGGCGCTGCTGGCCGGTGTCACCTACCGATACCGCGGGGACGTGAAGATCGGGACGACTCCCGCCGGCGCCCGGTTCCGGATTTCGCAAAGCCCCGATCTAGCCTCGGATCATTTTGTCGATCTCACGTTCAGTTCCGATACGAGCTACGACGCCACGTTCTCACTCATCTCGCCGACGGATGCATATGTCGGTGTTGTCGGCGTGGGGAACTCGGACGGGCAGTGGATCGGGATCGCGACGGATTTCTCTCTGGTGAGGGTGTCATGATCGGTCTAAGCCTCAGCATCACGCCGCGGGGGGGCGCATCTCTCCCTCCATGGTTCCCGCTCAACCGCAAGATTGCCTATATCGGGGACAGCATTCCAAACGGCTCTGCGGCGTCCAACAGCATCTATGCCTTTCCGAACCAGTCGAACATACACGCTGGGCTTCTGCACAACCCGATTTCGCTGAACGTCGTCAAGGGAACGCCGGGGGATACCTCGGCCGGCGGACTCGCTCGGTTCTCGACGGACATCGCAGCCACCAACCCGGCAGTCGTGGTGATCCTCTTCGGCGCCAATGACGCCAACATGGCGAACGCTGTCCCGGCTGCTACCTACGGCGCCAACCTTGCCGGGATGATCGCTCTCGCGCCCGGAAAGCAGATCGTAGTCGTCACGCCGCCGCCACGCGCCTCTGGTGCCACAGACGCGGCCACGATCAACGCTCGCATTGTCCAGTACCGCCAGTGGATACTGGATAACGCCGCCACCCTCGGCTATCGCGTTGCAGACGCCTATACAGCCCTACAGACGAGCGGTTCACTCAACCCGACCTATGACAGCGGCGACGGCCTGCACCCGAACGACGAGGGCCACCAGAAGATTGCGCGCCTCGTCGGCGCCCAGATCAAGGCCAGCCAGATCGCACGGACGTCTCTTGTCGCCGCGCTCAATGCCAGCAACCTCATTCCGAACGGCCTGATGGCTGGAACGCTCGGAGCAGGTAGCCCGACAGGCTGGATCAACGGCACGCCGGTAACCTCTGGCACAGCTCCGACGCTCACCAAGATAGCCTCTCCGAACGACGCCTTCACCAGTTCAGGGCAGGGATACCGGGTAGACTGCACAGCAGCCGCCACGACGTCCATCAGGCGCACGAACGGCACGATCGGCTCAGGATTCACGGCAGGGGACAAACTGCTCGTGGTGGGCAAGCTGAGGGCCAATCCTGGAGCTCTGGATTGGGATGATCTCTGCGTCGATCAGAAGACCGCGCGAGCTTCCGTGCAATTCACCAATGGCAGCACAGGTGCGGATCTCGTCGCTATCACCCGCTCAGGCGCAATCGATCAGGAATTCGCCATGAGCTACACCGTGGCCGGCGGCATCACCCAGATCTGCCACCAGATCAGGCTTGACCTTCCGAGCGGCGCCCAGGCCTCCGTGGACGCCTTCGAGTGGGGCATGTTCAATCTGACGGCCCTTGGGCTGGCCAGCAGCATTCTCGTTTAAAAGCATATCCTGAACGACCAACGGACGAACCGCGGGCTTATGGCATTTCCATTGAAAGCAGATAGATGACTCCACAGAGCGAAGCAGAAGCTATGGATATGCGTCCCCGCATGGTCAGCGCAGAGCACCAGTTAGGCAATCACGAGCACAGGATTGTTGCGCTCGAATCCTGGCAGCGACAGAGCGAGATCCACGACGCCAAGAAAGAGGAACAGCTCAAGAGCATGGAGGCGCTATTCAACATGCGGTTCACTGCCGTGGAGGACAAGCTGTCATCGATCGGCGGCACGATGACATGGATCATGCGGCTGGTGATCGGCGGCCTGCTTATGGGCGTCATCGCCTTCGCCATTAAAGGGGGCTTCTACGTCCCTTAATCATCGCGACCTGCTCAGGGGTCCACTGTTCCCCACGCCAGAATTCTTCATCTTCGCTTAATGGACCAGTCGGGCCATGAGGCACCGCCGCCGGTATCTTTAAGCTCTCGCCCGGCTTGAGAACGTGCGTGCGCCCGTCGTGCGGAGTGACGAACGTCACATCGTAACTGCCGTTGTTGGTGAGCAGGAATTCTCTCTTCGTGAGGTTACGCATTGGTGCTTTCCTTGAGGGCACTAAGGCGCTTCAGCGCGTCCCGCGACACCGGCGTCTCACCATACCGCCAGAACTGCCAGAAACGCCGCGGCTTGTAGTCGATGCTCAGCAGGAGTTTGGCAAAAGCTTCCTCAAGCTCCTCTTTGCTGGCGTAGAATCCTCTCCAGTACGTCGTTCTACCAGTTCGAAATTCAAAGCTGTATGCGGTCTTGTGCGTCTTCAGAAAACCATAGGATAGATTATTTCTAGCCATTTCCGAATCCCACCCAAGATTATTATCTGTCGCCTTCAACCTACGCGGACTTCCGAGCAGGTCACCGATCAGACTTCCGAAGATCTCGCTCATTCACCGTCCTTTCCATAATGCCCGAACAGCATCTTACCCGATTTCTCTCCGCATGACGTGCATTTCAACCGGCTTTCCACGGTAGTCACAAGTGCGTGGTGCAGTGACGGCGGCAGGCTGTGCTTGTCAAATTCTCGTCTCTCCCCGCAGGCCTTGCACTCCACCAGGATAACCACATGGGCAGGGCATACGTTCATGTAGCCGGGGGACCAGTTCTGTATCTGGATGAAGGTGCGCATGCCCTATCCTTGGCTCTCGAACCGTGAACGTCAATAGAACATCGCGTGTCGTCTCCCCATGTTCCGAGATGAACGCCACAGAAACAGAGTGACACGACGGCATAGAAACCACTCAGCAATCTGGTAGCCTTCCAAGCTGAATACGCGGGTTCGATTCCCGCTACCCGCTCCAAGACTTTCAAGCAGCACAATTCCACGTATCGATTGGGCAAGCCAATCCTTGGCCCCGATCGGTTCCACGTGCGTGCCACGGACGTCTTTCCCCTGCCGAGAAATTAAGCGTTCACTAAAATTTGGTTTGAGTGCCGCTCTCACCACTGCTTAAGTAGCCCTCATTGGGGGAATTCCGTGAAGAACTTGATTTTAGCAGCTGCGTTTTTGCTCCCGTCGGCGGTCCTTGCCGCCCAGGCCGTGGAAGTCGATGCCCGCGCCCTCACGTGCAACCAGATTGTGCAAACCATTCGCCAGCACAAGGCGGTGTTTGTCCGCACCGGCTTCGGCGGCCGCAGCTTCCGCTATCCGCCGTCCCGCTGTAGCCTGGGGGACAGGCGCGTCACCGTCAGTTTGCAGGACATCAACCGAAAGCGATGCACTCTCGATTACGCATGCGTTGGCGATCCGAATTCGATTTACAACATGTCCACCCATCCGTAGGACGATGGCTGCGATTGTAACGGCAGCAAAGTAGTCTCCCAATCGCTTTGCATCTTGTGGCGGTTCGGTGTCTTTCATCCCGAACGTCGACCCTGTCTTTCAGCGGTGAAGTAACAGCACGCCAGCAACTGGTGGTATCTTCTTTTCGGGACTATGCTTCGCTCCGCCTTTTGTCGGGCAGGCCGTCGATACCGGCTGATTTCCCGCAGGTATTCGCCCGCAAGGAAGGTCCGCATTTTGGTCTTGCGCAAAAGCCCGTAAAGCCTTAAACGGCGGCACTAAACCGGTACGCCGGGGTCACCCATCTTACGTTCACAGGAAGCATTCAAATGGCAAAGAGTAAGTTTGAGCGCAACAAGCCGCACGTCAACATCGGCACGATCGGGCACGTTGACCACGGCAAGACGTCTCTGACGGCAGCGATCACGAAGTACTTCGGCGAATACAAGGCGTATGACCAGATCGACGCCGCCCCTGAAGAAAAGGCGCGCGGCATCACGATCTCGACGGCGCACGTCGAATACGAGACGCCGGCCCGCCACTATGCGCACGTCGACTGCCCCGGCCACGCCGACTACGTCAAGAACATGATCACCGGTGCCGCGCAGATGGACGGCGCGATTCTGGTGTGCTCGGCCGCCGACGGCCCGATGCCGCAGACCCGCGAGCACATCCTGCTGGCCCGCCAGGTCGGCGTTCCCGCGATCGTCGTGTTCCTCAACAAGGTCGACCAGGTCGACGACGCCGAGCTTCTCGAGCTCGTCGAGCTGGAAGTGCGCGAACTGCTGTCGTCCTACGACTTCCCGGGCGACGACATTCCGGTCATCAAGGGC